TACCTCCGGCAGTCCTGCCAGAGACGTAAGCAGGGATACCACCCCGGCCAGTGCTGCGGTTCCCAGAACCACCTGCCAGTCCACCGCTCCTATGGTGGCCGCCGCGGGAATCAGGGCCACCGCGCTCTGTGCCATGGTCTTGACTGCCCGGACCGCTGCCGCTTTCATCCATTCAATCTGTTTTCTGTTTTTCATACCATTTTCCTTTCTTATAAAATCATCAAAATTGCTGTTACTGAAGCACCCACAATCGCGCTTACCAAAGTTGTAACAATTGCAACTTTTATCTGGTTAAAAGTTTCTACAGGCTCGTCCTCTAATGCTTCCAGACGCTCTCCCTGTTTTTTGAGTTCTTCCACCACATTTCCCATACTGACTGCCATTTTCTCTACAGAAATGGTAATGTCATTTATGTGATTAATACTGCCTTCCAGAATATCAAGTCTTCTATTCTGTCTCCTGTCTTCCTCTGTCATCCGCTCTGCAAACTCTTTATGAAACCTGTCATGCTCCATTCTTGTTAATTCTTCCATAGGCACTTCTCCAAAAATTCATTTTTATTGATTATAGAACATTTCTCAACACCATTTGTACCATTTTAAAATTCACTAAACACGGATTTGAGCGGGATGATTGAAGGAGTCTATCAGAATGTAGATTTTCCCACCAGTTCTGAACGTGTTAAGATAAAAAATCTATATATCGCAAATGAACCATGCTTTGTTGTTGCATCTGCCTCGCAGGTGTATTATAACGCTCCTGCAAAAACTATAGAACTTAAGGCAGGCTCTAATATATATATTTCTGGTGGAGTTGATGGATTTGCGTCTGTAGCCGGAGTATTTTTTTTGGAAAAAGGAGAAGCCATTGAACTTTATGCAAGCTCAGAAAATGCTGGCCCTGGGCTTTTTAACCATATTGAATACCGTATTTTAAAATTTAAAGTTTAGCTCCGTTTCAGAGGATATTGGATAGTAAACGGTTCACCGGCATTCAAAGCAGCATCCAGCCATACATAAGCAGTCCCATTCTCTTTTATGCCGATACTTAATACTTTATTCAATATATCATTCCTGTTTACAGCAACGCTTATTGTGGTATAAGTTGTTGTGCGTGGTGCGTATTTTGATGGCAGAGAAAATAAACTTGTAAGTTCCGTTGGTGTATTTTTCATAACACTGGATGAAATAAACACTGTCCCATTTTCAATATAAGCTATACATGGAGTCCCCGGAAATAAAATAGTAACCTCGCTGGAAATATCCCTATAACCTAAATCCGTGTTTAACTTACTGACCGCCCCAGTCAGCGTCCCGTCTGCCAGCCCGGAAATGTCATTTGTCCCACACAGTTTCCACAGGTACCGGACATTCTTTGCAAGCAGCGAAACCTTCCGCCAGAGGCTGCTCTGCTTCTCTCCGCTTTTTATGGTATCGAAATCTGTATATCCGGTCGGTTCTTTTACATCTTCACTGGTGAATTTCATGGAAAAATCTTCAATATTTCTGCTTGTCTGAATTTCTTCCCATGACGTATAACCTGTATATTCACTTCCGGTTCTCATAAATTCTCTGCATATTCCATTTTCTTCCAAAATAGCAGTCTGCGCTTTGGAAGATAAATTTCCTGTTTCGTCGACATGTTCTGTTTTCAAAATAAAAGTGTAAGGAGTTTCATTTGATAATGGTAACTCTCCCCCTTCTATGTTGGAAGAATCACATATGCAGACATTATTTTTCGATATAGTGTCTATGTTTCCGGTAAAATATCCGGTTCCGATTTTTTCCTGGTATGTATCGGCTATATTATTTCCACTTCCATCATTTACTGCTCTTGAAGATTCAATAGCCCTTTCACAAGTTCCCTTTATAACGTCTTTTAATACCATAAAGTCACTCCTTAAAATATTTTTAAAAACGATATGATTATATCAGCATACACATTTTTATTTGAAATGTAATGATTAAAACATGCCTGCAGGCATGTCTCTTTGTTTTGATTTCCTCTGGTTCTTATAAAAAAACGAAGATCATCTGGGGTCTCTCCAGAAAAATTTAAAACCACTTCTTCTGTAAGATTGTAACCCATGACACTCTTCCAGCTCATGATTCCGGAATATATGCTTTTAAATTCCGTCTGAGCATAAAGACCTTCCGGGACATGAATACTGACAAAAGCCTTCACTGCATAGGCTCCGTCTTTTAAAAAAATTCCGGAACTTCCAGTGTCTTCCCATATGTTATCCAGAGTTTTTGTCAGGTTTATTTCTGTGATACTTCCTGATAAAATTTCTCCCGCTCTGTCTGCACTTTCTTTTGCCTGCCTGGCATACTCCATAGCGTTGTCCAGATCTTCTCCCGGCCTTGTCCCGGTACCTCCCCTGGCCCAGCTTTCTGCCTCTGCAGCACTGGAAGCAGCTCTTTCAGATTCTATATGTATATCTGCGAGATAATCCGGTCGCAGGTGCCTTTCCCCGATACTTCCCTCTTTAATAATAGCCGACACATACCCTTCGGCGCCGACGGAAAAAGCTATTGTGTCGCTGTCCAAAAACTCAAACTCTGTAATCAGACGTGATAAATCAACCCCCATGGTTGTCCCGTCAATCAGTGGCAACGTCAGCATTTCTGTCACCGGGTCATAGTAAATTCCTGTCTGTATTTTTTCCATTGGTGTGTCAATCGTGACGGTTGCTCCATTTTTTCGGGTAAATGTAATGATTCCAGTCTGATCATCATAAGACACATCCTTAAAAAGTGGAGACACCTCAATCTTCGTTGCTTTTGTGCTGTCAAGGACAATGACCCGGTTATCTATTTCGTCCAGAGCAACATCCCCTTTGTCTAAGTTGTATTTGTTTAATGGTGTTTTATCGCTGGGATAGTTTTCCCAACCATTTCCGTTATTTATACGATTGTATGCTTTGTTCATAGATATACCTCATTAAAATCTGAAAAAATCAAATCTGAATTCTATGCTTGTGGCAGATGGATTCGGATTGCTTTCCGTCGCTGATATATTTACTCCGGAATCACTTGCATTTCTTGCAACAAACTTTCCTTCCTGGTCCAAAACAAATACAAATGTTCTTTTTCCATAATAACCAACTGTTCTGACACTGTGAGAATTCGGGATAAATAAATCTTCTGATGTCCCAACCACAATACTTTTTGATTCTCCGGCAGGATGTGAAAAAGCATGGTACGACCCGTACACGCTGACAAATACGCCAGAAGTTCTGACTTTAAAATTTATCCATTCAGAACCATTTGTTATCGTTTCAAACTCTTTATATGTCTGCTGAAGGCTTTTGATAAAAGCGTGTTCTATCAATGCACCATTGGGGAAAAATGGAGTATCCTTTAAATAAAATCCATCATTCTGCTCACTGTATTGTCCAAGCCCAATCAGAATACACGGAGTTCCTCTCGGAGAATATATATTTACAAACCCATCGCCTGATATGCCGCCACCGGACGGGTTTTCATCCCCAGATTTTGCGAAAAGAAATCTTTTTATCGTATTCGGCCTTGTGGAACGATCTGTGTACTGTAAATAAAGACCGTCTTTTGCTGTTATGACAGCTCCCGTTATTTCTCCCCCTACTATTTTCTGACCATTTATTTCCCCTCCATTCAGGAGGCTGCAGTTTATTTCCCCGGTAGTAATATTATTGCCATTTATTATTGTCTGTCCACCGGTTTCGAGATTCGTAAACGAAACAAGCCCGGTAAGGTCTATCTTATCTGCCTTAACTTCATACTGCGTGCCTCCTTCATCCGTAACAAGAAGTTTTACTTCTGCTGTTTTCCCGGTTCTGTCATTTGAAACAGACATGGATACACTTTTTACAGTCTGCTCTATCCGTGAGGAAAGACCAGACTCCACGTCCTTTATTTCTGACCTTGTTTCTTCAACATTTCTCTCAAGAATGTTTGTTTTCCCTTTAAGCTGGATAATGGAATTCTGAACACCATTTACTTTTTCTGAGTATTTACGAACTCCGCTGGATGAAAAATTATCACGAAGCGCCTGTGTACCTTTTAGGGTTCGTTGCAGGACATAACTTTCCACAATATTATGAACTGTCAGAAATCTAACCGGGTCTCCAACCTCGAAACACGGATTGCCCATCACATCTGCTTCAAATGGGCGATAGGAAATATTGCAGATTTTTCCGTATAAATTTTTTGCAATAATGCGAAGTTCCTCTGCAGATTTTCCATATATCAGAAAATTATTTTCGATAACATAACAGTTTTCTTCCTGTTTTTTATCTCCTTCCGGCCATACCTGACCTATATCATTTTCTTCCTGGCGTATCTGAAGCCTGTCTATTGATTTTGTAATAAAATTCTCATAATTGCATTCTATATACTTACTTTTATCAATCCGGAATGATTTCGGATCCTGCGGATACAGATGTCCTGTTTTTGCCTGGGGAAGATAATCCGGTGCGTGATCTGGAAATAAATCATCTGACGGATAAAGTCCCTGCATATTTTTCTGAAGGTAAATATACTGAAACATTCCATCACGGCTGATATGACCGAAACATCCATTAATTTCACAGATTGCAGTTATAACATCAAGTCCGCTAAGGGAAGAATCTCTCAGTATACTGACCTGTTCCGTATCGTTGTCAATATTCACATCTTCTCCAACCTGGATTGTCTTTTCCACAATCATATCGTCATTTACCAGTGTTACTTCCTTTTGCTGCAATCCGAAATAATTCATAAAACTGTCCCGGAACTGACGCATTGTAACTTTACTGTCTTTTTCGGGAAGAATTGTATTATACCAGGTAATTACACTTGAATTTATAACATCGTACATTGCATCATAAGCTGTAATTTCTCTGTATTTTCTGTCTGCAGAAAGGTTGTCTGAATTAACCTTATATTTTCCGATAACAAATGGCATATCAGAATTTTCATTTATCACCATTTTTACATCCAGCCATTTTCTAATCATTGGAGTGAAAATATCAGAAATTTTAAATTTGAGAATCCCTGCCTCGCAGGAGCCAAAACGAAGCTCGCTTTCTGAGCACAGACTTTCTTCCAGTGCCATTTCCTGATTATATAAATCTTCATTGGTTAAAATCACATTATCAAATGAAATTATTATTTTTTTTGAAACACTGTCTTTAAAAAATAAATCTGAATATTCGTAATCAATCATGGAAGCCCTCCTAATACTCAATCAGTTCCACTGAAAAGGAATTGTATTCTATGTCTTTTGCGGCTTCATCCACGGTATGTATGGAATATGTGATGTCCGGCATGTACATAATTGCCGTTTTATAGTCCAGTTCCTCATCGTTCCAGTAAGTCACCGTCACCCTCCGCTGCCTTTTGCTTGTTATTTCTAATGTTGCCAGCCCTATCACGTTCTTGAATGCCGTCATTTCCGCCAAGTTCATGGAGCGGATATTGAGCGTCAAAGAAGTTTTAAAGTTTTCGCTTGTTTCTCTGTGAAGCAATACGTTTGCATCCCTGTATGCGTCTATTTCAATTCTTTGATTCGGTACAGACTCCCATCCATCTGCCAGAATGAAGCTGTTTGGGAGTACAACGTCTCCGAATTTTATCAGCCATCCGTTAAACATTTTCCTCCCCTCCTAATATGCAAATAACCCTTTCCCGGTTTTTTTGAAATATGTATCTGCCTCTGCCTTTACTGCTTTTGTTATGTCTTTTTCCCCAAGATAAACACGCACATTTATATCGCCGCCCATTCCGCCGCTTTCTTCCATGGCCTGCTTAAATGCTTTTAACATTACAGGAAGCGGTGTCTCAATGTTTGTCTGTCCGCGCCTCTGGTCTCCAAGAACCGCCATAAACGGGTCACCGCCTCGGATTACCGCACCGGAAGCCAGATATGGTATCTGAGGAACCTTTATGGTCGGAATCCAGGTAAACGGGCTTAATCCGAGAATATTCACAGACCTGAGCCTGTTAAGGGCGTCGTTAAGACCATTAAACGGAAGTGATATGGCTTTGTTTATTCCGCCGATAATAGCGTTTATAACTGCCTTTAGCCCGTTCAGAATTCCATCTTTGATACCGTCAAAAATCTGTCCGCCTGTGGAAAAGACATTCTTGACAGCCTGCCATGCTGCGGAAAACTTGCTTTGAAACCATCCGGAAATATTTCCAAATGCATTCTGTATCCCGCTCCATACCCCTGAGAAAAACTGCTTTGCCCCGGAAAAAGCATTCTTTATATTTTTGTAAGCGTCCTGGAATTTTCCCTGGAACCAGCCTGGAATATCACTGAGAGCGCTTTTTATTCCAGACCATACCCCGACAATGTGGGATTTTATCTGATTGAAAATATCTGAAATAACATTTTTAATTCCGTTGAATATACTGGAAGCCAGTGACTTCATCCCATTCCATACAGTAGATACAATGTTTTTTATCAAATCCCATATGGTGGAAGTTAATGACTTAATTCCATTCCATGCAGCACTGACTGTGTTTTTAACAAAATCGACACCGTTTTTTACAAGATTTTTCAGTATTTCCCATACTCCGGAAAAAACGTCTTTTATGGCATTCCATATACTGCTGAATATTTTTTTTATCCCGTCCCATGCTTTTTGCCAGTCTCCGGTAAACACACCTGTTACAAAGTCTATTACTCCACTGAGAACATCTGCTATGTCTCCTATCACTTTTGTAATCGTTTCAATAGCTGTTAAAGCTATATTTCCAATAAAGTCAAAAATTGGTGTAAGAACCGGAATAATATTGTCTGCTATCCAGGCGATAAACGGTACCAGGGCTTCTTCCCAGAGAAGTTTTACTGCGTTTGTCAGTTTTCCGATAAATTCTGAAATCTTGCCTATTGTCTCTCCGAACGGTCCTTCCATAATTTCTTTGAACCTGTCTCCAAGCCCCTGCAAAACCGGAACGATATAGGTGTTATATCCGTCCATTATTTTTCCAACAATTGTTGATATTCCATCTGCTACGGAATCAAATAGTGGTTTTAAATGATTGTCATAAACATCTGAAACAGCGTCACGAACGGTCTGTACTGCAATGAGAAGACCATCAGTAAAAGGTTTGATGGCTTCCAGGGTTCCGGCTATTGCGTCTTTTATTTTGTCCTTATTGTTAATGATTGGCTGAGTAATCATATTCAGGATATCCCGGCCAAGTTTTGCAGCATTTTCAGATATTAACATTCCAACTTCTGCAAAAATTCCAATCAGGTTTCCAGTTATCTGCTGTGCTGTATCGCTGCCAAATGCGGAAAAAATGTCTGCCAGAGCAACAGAAAAATTTCCGATTATTGCTGCTATTTCTGTTCCAATATCAAACATGGACACGATGTACTGCTTAATTCGCTCTTTATTTTGTGTCAGGTACTTTTCTATACCACCAATAAGATTCTGCGCTATAGTAAGCCCAATTCTTGCCATAGAACCAACAACCTGTCCCAGCGAATACGCCAACTGGTCCGCCAGCCTGTTTGCAGCTGCAATTACTTCCGGGTCTGTAAATATTTCTTTCAAAGTCTGACCAATAGATATCAGGTCTTTTTTTAATTCCGCAAAAATAGGTTTGTAGTCTCCGAGGCCTTCGAAAAATCCATTTACAAACAAATCCTTTAATTCCCTAAGCCTGTTAAGAACTCCATCAAGTGCGCTTCCGAGAGAGTCCGCCCCTTCTGTTTCTTCATTAAAGGAAAGTTCAGGAAGTTCAAATCCACTGCCTGCCGCTCCTCCACTACCTGAGCCGGAACCACCGCCACCGCCCGATTCCTTGCTCAGAACATTTAACTTATCAAACGGAGCCAGCGCCTTTCTTGCAGCTTTTCCGGCTTTTTCTGCCGCTGAACCGGCCGCGTCCATACCGTCTGCAAGCTCATCTGCTCCACCTGCCGCTGACGATAAATCCTGTGCAAACTGCCCGGAATCTGCGGTTGGAAGTGAAATTCCAAATAATTTTGAAAGCACAGAACCTATCTGCTTTGCAATGGCTATCAGGATAGAAAGAACTGTGTTTAAAAATTTAATAACAGGGGTTAATACGGTTATCAGACCGGAACCAATAACGGACAGAAGCTCTTTGAACTGTTCTGACAGGATTCTTGTCTGGTTTGCCCAGCTATCGGAAGTCCTGGCAAAATCTCCGGCCGAAAGCGCGGTCTGCTGCATGACATATGCATACTGTAATTCTACTTTTTCAGCCTGCGTCATGGCCTGTATGCTCTTGTTAATACCCTGCTGCCTTGCAAACTCCTGCATATTTACCTGTGTCATAACAACGCCATATTCTTTTAATGACTCTGTTTCCCCGGTATATATGGATTTTAAGGCATAAGAGGTTTCCTCTACGCTTTTGTTATAGAAGCTGGCCATATCAGCCGCACGAGCCGTCAGATTTATTGCCATATCGCTGGCTTCTTCTATGTTATCAAGCATGGAAGCGCCCATAGCCATAAATGTGGAGCCCAACTGTTTTGCAGATAACTGTGAAATTCCAAACTGTTTTACAGAGTTTCTGGCAAATTCCTCCATCTTATACGACATGCTTCCGAAAGCTGTATCAACGACATTTTGGACTTCCTGTATGTCGCTGGCAGTATCAATCGCCTGTTTTCCTAACGAAATAAGACCGGCAATCCCAAGGCCGAAACCAAGAGACCCGATAATTCCTCTTAGGCTTCCACCAATTCTTTCCATGCCGGAAAGAAGCCCTCTGGCACCTCTTTCAAATCCTCTTGTATCAAGCTGTGTATTTATCCGTATACTTCCATCGTATCCTGCCATATAAAAAGACACCTCCACATAGCAGAGATGTCTCTATTCCCTGCCCGTAGCTTTTTCAGGTTAGCGACACGCTCTGTTTGCGTGTCGGTGAATAATTATTTCTTTTTCTTTTCTTCAAATTCATCTATCTTTCTCTGGATAGTTGAACGTTTCATTCCTTTGCGAACTCCCTTAATTCCCATAGATTTTGCCTTTGACAGCAAATCATTATAAGATTTTGCACCAGACTCGAATCTTTTCTGCCTGTTCTGTGCATATTCTTTTTCTCTTTGGGTCATGCCAGAACCGAATTTTTTACCTTTGGAATCCTGCCAGGACATTACATAAGAACCTTCCTGGTCCTGTTTCTGTCCCTCAATCCATCTTGATGGTCTTCCATCTTCTGTAAGCTGAGATTTTGGAATCCAAACCTTTTTGGAATATTCTGCCCCTGTATCTCTCCGTTGAAAATTAGCCTGCAACTGAACCGCTTTTTCTGATTCCTTAAAATATGATGGCTTGCTCGCTTTGGCAGAACCTCCGCTCTTCATTCCGCTTTTTCCACCACTTCCTCCCATATTTGTACACATCAGCCATACACCTCCTTTAATTCCCTGAGCCAATTTACATATTCTTCATTGTTTTCCATCATTTCTGCAAAACTCCTGCTTTTTATTTGGTTATACCATTCCGTAGTCTGCCTTACACTCCTGAATGGCCTTGCAGTGGAGGGACGATTCATTGCTTCTGTTGGAATCGGAAAATTTACATCATAAGCCATGTGTGGCAAATTGTATTTATTTGGAATAAACCTGCCAAGCCCTGACGTTCCACAACAGGTCAAATCATCCCCAAGAAATTGCAGTCTGGTTTCACCACAAAAGAATTTAAGACCACATTTATGTGCCTCATTTTTTATTTCTTTAAAATTTTCCGAAAGAAGCTCAACCGGATACTGGTACCTGCTCCCGTTATATTCCATACCTTCTTTGCACTTATTTTTTCTTCTTGTAGAAAATCCCTCTATTATAATTCCATATGCCCCTGCTTCGGAAAAAACTTTAAGATTTTCTTTAATTTCAGAAAAATACATAGGGAAATATGGTTGAATCCTTATGTTTATTCTTTTTGCCTTATCTCTTAGTTTTTTAATTGCTTTTATGCGTTCTTCAAATTCTGGCGCGCCCATTTCCATTATGTCATATTCTTTGCAGGCAGCAGAAATTTGAACAACGCACTCACATTCCGAAATAAGGCTTATATAAGGTTCTTCTGCAATCAGCGTCCCCTTTGTACTGATGATGAACGGATATTTTGTTTCTGCAAGCAATTTCAGACATTCAAGGGTTTTGCACTCCGTCTTTTCTATCGGTTGGAATGGGTCGCTCGTCGAACCCCAGTGTATGGGTATACTCCAGTCGCAGAACCTCGTTTCACTTGTCCGTTTGCCACTGATAAATAGACGCAAAGCGTTAATTCCTCCGTTTGTAGGTGCAACAATGTTTTTATTCGGCTTTTCGTTTGCAAAGCAGTATGAACACGCAAAAGAGCATCCGGTGTATGTATCAAAGTGTATCGGATAATCACACCCGGTGCACTGTGTTCCACATTGCATGGTATATATTCCGTTTTTTTTATCTTTCAATGTCCCTTTACTCCCTTCGCATATCTCATAAATGCGTCATACTCTTCCTGTTCCTGTGCCGACATCTGCATATCTTCCACACTTTCAAGCGCATACCATTCTTTTACTTTTTTAAGTTCTGCCTTATCAGAAGGTTTCATCTTCGGGTCTATCTTTTTTGTTCGTATGTCCACAATTCTGGTAAATGCGCAATCTTCCAGTGTAGACAGCAACCCCATGAATACCCAGAAATGCATATCAGCAGTATTCAGATTTATACCGAACTGTGTCAGAAAAGCGGAATATATACGCCACTGGTCTATATCATAGTCCATATCTTTTTTGCGCTCTTTCTCGCTTCTGACAGGATTATCCATGTACCATCCAAACAAAAACCACCGGATACCTTCCTGCATGGTTGCAATGTCAGGGTATTCAGTCACGCTATCAACACCAAACAGCATTTCACAGGATACAGACACTTTTTCCATTTCCGACAGTTCACTGTCTTCAATAATCTGAAATATCTGTATCCCTATTCGAAAATCGCTGTTAATTGGATAACCTCTATATTCAGTTGGCAGCCTGTCCAGCATGATATTAAACATCAGCTTTTCGCGCCTTTCCGGTTTTTATTATACTTTTTACTGATGGTCTGATTTCGCTCTTTTGCATATTTCTCAATAAACGGAGAGATTTTCTCAAAAAACTCAGCAATTGAAAACATATCCGGGATAATTTTGCCAAAAATCTTTTCAGAAGCAAAATCTCCAAAAATATTATCAATTTTTTTACAAACTTCTTTGCTTAAATTTTCACGAATTATTACGACATTTCTCAGTGTTTCGTAATTTATCTCTTTTCCATCATATGAAACAACTTCATTTCCCTGTTCTTCTGCTTCTTTTATTTCCTGCTGTGTTTTCTGGTCGTCAAACCACTGCAATAATTCAGAAAATCCTTTAAAAAATCCTCCGTCTGATACAGAAAACTCTATGCAATCTCCGTTGTCATTTACCTCGATTTTTCTAATACCATTATCAACTCTTAAACTGTCCATACATCCCCCCTGTTTAATCGCTCAGTGCTTTGCTTCGTGAAGGTGCAGGAGCTCCCTCCGGCGTAAATTTCTTTGTTTCTGCATTAAAAGTTCCCTGGATTCCATCGCCTCGGCCCCCAAGTGTGATGGAGTTTGTAACATTGCTTCCAGCGTCCCCTCCGGTATTTCCAACAGTGATTGCGCACATCCGCTGTACTGCCGGATAAGACGGGCCAGCTCCTTTAATTCTCACACGGACGTAAGAGGTAACTGCCTTGCTGCCAGTTGGTAATGTGTCAATAAGGTTATTTATCCAGTCAACCAGGTCTGTATCGTCCTGGTCCACGTCCTGTATTTCGAGGGAAATGGAAGGGGTATACGATTTCACATCCGTCGTTCCGTTTTGCTGGTTAATCCACTGCTCCGATTCTTCTTCAGCGTTAAATTCCTCTGTCAGGGAAGTTATTCCTTCCCCAAGAAGGTGATAGCTCGGATTTGACATGGTCTTATCGTTGTTTATATCTACAAAATGCTGCAATTCATGTCTTTTCATTTTTACGCTCCTTTCTTTCGATATTCCATTACCACATTCGATACATATACAGTTGATTTGTCATTTCCGACTTCTTCAACAGCCGAAAAACTGTCGCCTGTGGTAAATTTCGTTATTTTTCTGTTTCCGGTCAGCTCTGGCAAATTTTCCACATCTTCCAGCCATCCGGCAATATTATCCAAAACCGCCTGCGCATTTATCATCTGTCCGTTTCCGGTCGGAAAGCTCTGGTAGGCAATCTGAATATTTAACTCTGCTGTGAATCCTCCTGAGATGTCCCATTTCTTTATCCCTCCGCCGCCGGATATGATATACACACACTTTCCAACATCTTTAGAGTTGTACTTAATCTTTGTGCCCTCCGGAATATACGGACACTCTGCAATCAGTTCCAGCAGCATTTCCCCGACTTTATCATATTCCGTTTTCGGTAATCTCTCTTTTATCTCCTCTGCCATAACTTACACCTTTAACAGTTCTACAGGAATTTCTCCCGTAGTGATTTTATATTCCCTCTTATCGCCTGTCTGTTCAATGTGTCTTAACTTTTCAAAATCTATCTTTCTAAAGTCCAAATTAAATCCCGTTTTTGACAGGCGTTCTTTGATTTCTTCGGGCATAGGCTAAATCCTTACTGCGCCAGAAGAAATAGAACTGGCAGAAATACAGCCATTTGAAACAAAATAGCTGTTCTCCATCTTGCTTTTCATCATGTGATACAAATTCACATACATTTCAGCCGGAAGTTTCAGAAGTTCCTTGTGCAGTTCATCAACATTTGCAGATAACTTCTCTCCGTTCTCAGGTATAATAAGTTTAATCTCTTTCATCTTCTTATCTTCCTCCAATCTCAAACCTCGGTATCAGCGTATAAATGTACTACTCATTTATCACTTCTCCGCCATATGTACCAAGCAAATCAGAAAAACCATTACGCCCATCATCACACTTGTGCCAGTTATATGGAGAGAAAAAAATTGGTGTTTATGTTTTCGCTTCGCATATCATCACATTTTTCTTCTTCAAATTGCATTCCACACAATCGGCATTTGTAAATATTCTTAGCCCTGATAAACACTATCTTCCTCCTATTTCAAATCTTGGTATTAAGGTATAAACGTCCACCGTATCAACGCTGAATGCATATCCGTACTTGGTTTTGATATACTCAAAAAAGCCGCCGGGGTACTTGGTTTCGTCTTGGTCTATCAGCCCGATAGGAACGTCAATGTCAATGCCTAATTCCGCTTTCTTCACAATTACGAAGAAATTTTTCCCCTCGGTGTCAAGCGTGAAACTCTCAAGCATATCCTCCGTTGTGAGGTCATTCCACACTTCCGGCGCTTTGTACGGCTTCGGCAGATTGCCATTGTTCGGGATTTTCACCACGCATACGCTGGCGTTTTCCATGCCGCTTGCCTTTTGGTTCGCCCCCTGCGTCAGTTCCACACGCACATTGTCAAACCGTGTGCCGAAATATGTTTCTGTTTCCATAAGTCCGTTTATGTACCGATTGTAGACAATCACGCTGTCAACATAGCCTATTCCCACGCAATCACCCCATTTCTGCAAATAAAAAGAAACTACCAACTGGATAGCTGATAGTTTCTGAATTTCTGTTATTTTCTTAGTTCTGCCGGAAACTCTTGTATGAGTGGTTCGCCCCATATATCCGCAAGGCTTGACTTCATAAAGATTGGGATGCCGTATTTTCTGCAATCTTCCACAATTTGTTCAATCCATTCTCTTTTAGGAATTACCTTGTCTTTTCTTCTTCCTGTTTCTGCGCCCACAATAAGCCATTTGCAACGTGGTACGTCTATTGGTTCTAAAATCGGCTCTACACTTGCGAATATGTTATAATCAGGATTCCACCATTGTTTACTTTCTTTTTCAGTGTAAGAATATCCGAACCACATATTCCCTTTTGTCTTTACAAAAAAATCTGTATTGTTTATCAGTTCGACATACCTCGCCGGATTCTTCGTCAGAAACAGATAATTATGCTGTGGTGCTTTCCCGCAAGCCTCAAACACTTCCTGAATCCATTCATCCGGCACCCACTTCCCAAACAAATCGGACATAGAGCACACAAAGATATTTCTGCCCTGCTTTCCTATGTAGTCATTCAATCGGTATCTGTGGAACGTAGGACTAAAGCTGTGAGGATATGCAAGTGCTTTTCCGTCACTTCCTCTTATCGGCTCCGATTCATCAAAAATATTTGCATACTTCTGTTTTCCTCCAAACCTTTCAGCAATACCCCTTGCATAGCAGTATTCGCAATCGTGAAAACACCCAGTAACCGGATTCCATGTTGAATCACACCAATCAATTTTTGTTTTGTTCATGCAAATTCCCTCCACAATTTATTTGATATGTATATTTTATCATGGAAAGAATCAGCGTTTGTACCAACTTAAACGCCACAGAACCCCACAAACTATCAGCTATTCAGTTGTCAATGTGCAATTCTTTTTAGCTTTCCTCCGGCTCCGTTGGCTTTTCCACTGGCTTATCCTCCGGCGGTCTGCTTATCGGGGCATTGCGGCGTGGGTAGGGGATTCCGGCATACAGAAGGTTCACACCGTTTGAATCCGGCACGAGTGAGAGATATTCTCTTACAGTATCGCGGTATAGCTTTTCACGCTTTTCAGGGTCTCTCGCCGCTTCGTCAATTTCTGTGGACTGCTCTGCCTTTGCTGTGTACGATATGGATTCAGAGCCGGAGGAAACAGAAGATACTACTTTACCGCGAAGCGCGCCGGATTCGTCCGTGATGTACCCCTGTCCCTCTGTCACACGCTTGTTTGCCGCTTCAATCTGCCCGGCAATCTCAATCAGCTTGCAGACGCACCGCCGGACGGCTTCTGCATCGTCCTCGTTGGTGGGAAATGCGAATTTCAGCTTATTTAGCGTAAGAGCGTCCACTTTCCGGCAAGCCTCCCATGACAGCCGGTTAAAGTCGGTTTCTGGTATAGAATCCTCGCCGTATATGCTTTTGTAGTAGTCGTAGGTTACATATCCCATAGTTACTCTGCTACCTCATAGGTCTTTTCAAATATGTCTGGCTTGTAAGGGTACAGTTCGCCATTTACACCCTTGATGATAAAATCACCAACAGAAGCGGTCATATCTCCCTCTAAAGTGTGGATAATCATTTCAAAAGGCTCTTTCACGCCCTTAATTGTCGCTTTATCTCCGACAAAAAGGCTCATGTTCCTGTCAAATTGTCCTGTCCATTGCATAGCCTCAATTACAACGGGTTTCTTTCTATACTTCATACTTCCTCCAATCTTTTTTCCGGCATGAAATACTTTACATATCCCATGCCGGTTTAATTCTTACTCCCCGGTCAGCTTACTTCCACCTTTCTTCTGCCCGGAATCTTTACCTTTTTCAGCAGCTTCACTTTTAGCAGAATCAGATTCTTTATATCCTCTCAATTCTGCTTCCAGTTCAGCGATCCGCTTATTGGCTGCTTTCAGTTCTTCTTCAACAGCGTGTTTGGTTTTTGTGCCTTTTTCCAGCACAGTGCCGTCCTCGTCGATTACACTGTAGCCCTTTTTCAGGTATTCATCTTTATTTGCTGGGGAAATCAGTGTTTCCTGATTCCCCTTTAATACTCTAAGCATATTTCCTACTGCCATGCTGCACCTCCTATGATGATAATCCGCCGGTTCCCTCGGTGACAAACCGCAGTCCGGCAATCCGCTGATTCAGGATGAACACATCACCATAGGATTCCTCATAGTACAGCCACTTGCCCTTGCTTTTTGCGTCCGGGGCAGACAGTCCAACGAAATCATACTTTTCCGGCGTAATCACGCAGGACGGGTGAACCAGAAACATCTGAATCTGTTTTGCGCTTGCTCCGACCTTGGAGCCAGTAGTGAAGTCATAAGCGGTTTTCATGTGCTTAGAAGGAACCTTTTCAATATTCACCTCGTCAAGCCTGGCAATCAGCCGGTTAATCTCTTCATCGTTCTGCCCATTGACGGAAATGCTGCGGCCAATCTTCTCCGCATTTTTCAGCATTTTGTAAGTCTTAGGATTGACGTATAACAGTCTGCCCGTTGCTGGAACGTCTCCCTCGTCCATATCCATCATCAACGTGTCGAACACTTCAAGGATATTTGCTGTTGTGAGTTCCGTGGTAATATCCTCGCCGCCAGCGTCCACCCAGTCAGAGTGCAGTTTAGACACCAGATAGTCGTCCATCTCCGGGAATTTCTGCTGCTCGTTGAATGTTCGGGTGATATTGGTGATAGACGCTACCTGATTCGTTTCGTCAATATCCATCGGGTGAACCAGGGTTGACCACTCACGATGGAATGTCAGGGTCTTGTCCTCCCAGTCATTTTCAAAGTTCCGGGAAAATCCCGTGATTTCGTCCCGGCTGGCATTTGTCCTGCCAGTGGTGGACAGAATCGGGATATGGATTGTCTTGGCGTTCAGGAACGTATAACGGCTGTCATTCTCCGTGCTGCGAAGTGCCGCAAAATGAAGCTGCTGCGGATATGCGTTTGCCAACGCCTGCTCATATTTTTCTGCATAGTTCAATGGTTCTGCCATTATTAATCTCCTTTCTTAACCTCCCTTATCGGGGTGAATCCGAAATTGAAAGTGGGCTTGTCATCGCCCCCAGCAGGTTTCCCGGTAGTGGGAGCCGTGAACTGTCCTTTCGGCGCACTGCCGGCAGCTTTCTCCTTGGCTTCGGCTTCTGCCTTTTCCGCTTCGGTCTGATAGAAATGGTCTTTTTCATTCTCCTTTGCCAGATAGTCCGACAGCCCCATAAATGCGCCGTCCTTCCACTTCAAGCCGTCCTCGCCCATGATTTCACGCATAAGCGAATCCCTGACACGTCCTGATTTGATGCCCAGATTGTCAAACTCACCTTTCAGATAATCCCTCTGGTCACGCTCCAAAATCTGTTTCGTAGCCATGTCCTGCGCTTCTTTCGCCGCCTGCTTATACTTCTGAATCTCCTCTGCCTGCTTCTCCGGGTCGATGTCCTTGAACTTTTCCAGGGTTTCATTCGCCGTGTCAAGCTGCCCTTTGTAATTGTCCCGGTCTGCTTCTGCTGCCGTCAGCTTCTTAGCCTGCTTGTCAAACTCTGCAATGGTCTTGTAGTTCTCCGTCACCGCAGCATTGACCGCCACTTTCTGTTCGTCCGTAACCTCGATTCCTGTTTCTTTCAAAATCTGTTCAATGTTTTTCATGTGTCATATCCTCCTAACATGGTTTTTAACAGCGTGTCCGCTGTATGGATTTAGGCAGATGAACCACTGCCGGGGTAATTCTTCACAGCGGAATCGAACCGCGCTTACTGCCAACGCCCCTACCTTTTCAAGATACTTTCGCTGCGCATCACGATTTTTCTGTCAAGGCGACTGGATTTGAACCAGATATGAAGAACTTGGCGCGTCTGCCAAACAGGAGATGAAGGAATCGAACCCTCGTACCGTAGATTTGGAGTCTAGGCGATTTCCAGTTATCATTAATCTCCCAGGAGTGCGCCCACCCACAAGGGGCAGACGCTAGGATAAGGGAAATACCGCCTGTCACGGTCAGCACTCCACAAAGTAACTGGGTTGATTTTCACATAATGCACCCATGCGGAATTGAACCGCCTTTACAGCACCATTACTGACGGATGCACCCTCATGAAAGGAGAGTTAGGAAATTTATCAAAAATTAGATAATGTCAAAATAAAAATGCCAGCAAACACGATTTCTCGTATCTACTGGCTCTTGCGTCAATGCGTCTTGGCTCTAAATTATCTACATCTTATCTTTTTACCTGAAAAGAAGTTCCTTAACGGTCTCTTTCCTATCTCTTTTGCCTGTTCTTCGCTTTCCCATGGTGCTATAATTTTATATGGACAGTTTTTACAGCTTTTACATTCATAATGGCGTTTTTCTGCCGAAGAAACATATTTTAACGGCTTTCCTATTGCCATGCAAGTTTTCAATTCTATCATTTTGCTTTTTCCACTTTCCCGTCCTTAATATCCACTACAACCTCATTCTTGCACAACCGACACAAAATAGGTAGGTTTTTCGCCTCGGTGTCCGGTCTGATTTTCGTTCGGGTTTTTCCTCCGCAGATGGGGCAGAGTACAAATTTTTCTGTCATGGTCGATTGTTCCATTCTTCAACAGCTCTCTTTCTATCATCATACAGCGGATTTATTCCTCCACTGCCTGTCAAGGAAAACTCAACTTTATACCTATTTGGCAATTTTACACCGCAGTCCTCACATTTGATTTCAAAATCAAATCCAACTCCATGATGTGCTGACGAATTACTGACCGTATTAAACACCGCTTTTCCGCCACAAAACGGACAGTTTTTCAATTCTTCCATTTCCCTATCCCTCCCGATTTCTATATAATAAAAAACATTAGTACCGCAGGAAACGCTTCACATTTGTTCCTGTCTTTGATTATATTCAGTGCCTACATATCGGTCTTACCTTATGTCGCGCCCATTTCTTAATGCTCTTTACTGCTTATATTGTACCGCAGTTTGGCGGGGGAGTTGTACCAAGTTAAAGGCTATTTCTTTTTGGAATCTCCGAAAATAGCATAGAAAATCAGAGTAAGCATTATGCCAATACTCCAAATCAAAACAACTGTTCCGCTGAACACCCAAAAACTGCTAAATATGTACTTCAAAATCTCCAACATTCCCATATCCTCCCTTTTGCGGTTTCCGACAGGGGAAAACTCCCCTATCAGAATGGAATCTTTGACAGTTTTACGTCCACCTTGCCATGCGGACGAGCCTTGTCCTACTGCCGGGTCACGCCCGTAGGTTAGTCAAGAGTCGTCATCTGACTTGACACAATCAGTTCCGTTCCTGCCCGGAACACCCCGTCGCACCTGTCCTCTGCTATTGAGACGGAATCGAACCGTCCTTAATCTGCATATCGGAATCGAACCGATAATAGTACGGAATCGCTTTTGGTTATTGCTGACCGTTTTCTCCCAGTGCAGAACCCATTTTCTTGTTGAAATGGATAGTCAATTCTGATTTTCAAGCCAAACAGTTTCCAAAACTCCGGTTTCTCTTTCTTTGATATGCTCTCCATATCTGCCTGAACAAGAAAACCTTAAAAAGAAATAGGCTCATGGATAGGCAGGAATCAAACCTGCATATTAGGCACACTATAGCCACGGAGATTTGCACTCCTTTTCGTTTCGGATTGCCCCCTACTCCGGCTCTTCCAATTAAGTTACTATCCACTGTCCATTTTCTGTCTGCAAGGACTGTGCAAGATTTTATGTCTTTACTGACAAATTTTCTCGATCTATTTTGTTTTTGTACGCCATATCTGCAATGTTTGATAGTTTTGTGGGTTCATTCCGATCATAATATTTTATACTTCTTGCAGATATGGCTTTCGCGGAACTTCATGCCTTGCCGGAATTGCATTGTATGAAAACCCTAACATACAACTGCATTTCCTTAAAACCGCTTCACTGGATTTTGAGACTATGGCAATCCGTTCCACGAGCTGAAAAACAACTATTCCATACATGGTAATAATCATCAAAACTCCCTCGCTTCTTTGGATTGCTTACATGATACCACAGCTTCAAAAATTATTTGTACCAAAGTTATACGCAAAAGAGCGGCATCACTGCCGCCCCTTTTTATCGTTGGATATTTTCAAGGTTCTTCGTCAAATATATTTCTATTACTTCGTAACCATTCAAGAAATGGCAAGCTGTGATATTCCAAAGAATCGTTGTCCCTTAATTTGTGTAAGTTATTGAAGATATATCCGCAAATCAAATCTGCCATTTCGTATTCGTCTTCACAATTTTTAATTCGGTCGAAATTTCTCATAAAACACCTCCTGAATTATATTATACACTTTCTTTCACCGCTGCCCCTTGTCATTGGAGATTTTTTCTTCGATTGCCTGAACAATATAAGCGTTCATACTTTTATCGTCCATTTCTGCATACTGCTTTATTTCGTCACGTTTCCCTTTTGGCAGTGTCAAAACCACCCTATCATAATTATTCTTGACATACTTCTGCACCGCCCTCTGCTGTGCCTTGCTCACTTTATCGGACATACCGTAACACCTCACTTTTACAGTATTGTACCATAGCGGATATATTGCTATCAATATACAAATTGCACAATTAACGGACATATTGCTAGTAATATATTTGTGAATTATTCCGTCTTGTATATTGCTAGCAATAGTGTTAAGATAGACTTATCAAAGGAACGGAGGATATGGTAAATGAAGAATAAATGGGAAGTTATACACGAGATGGACGGAGAAAATGGAGAACCTACTTCATGGGCAAGAGAAATAAACCATTCAAAATACGGAAAGTTTGTTTGGATAACAGAAAATGAAAATGGTTTGTATGATGTTGAAGTTGATAGAGGCGGTTTTACAACTCTTGTTACATGTAAAACCGTTATTAGCGCAAAGCGCTGGGTATCAATGAATATAGCTTAACCACCACCCACCCGGCGGGGTTGCGCCGGGAGAAAGAAGGGAAGATATGAAAGCTGAATTAAAGGACTTATTCAGGGCAATACAGAATGAAAGAACAATGATATTGCGCTTCTGCAATATGCGAGACCGCGAAACGATGTTAGACCACAGGCATGACGCTCTGAGAATGATTCATGAATTTGAATGGGATAACGAACTTTCCGCAAGCGCAAAAAGATTTCTAATGCGCAGAATTTGCAGAGCTGCAAGAGAAACCGGTCTGATGTAATTTCTATCCCGTCCCTGCCGGGTAATGCAGGGAGAAAGTGAGAAGGATATGACAACTTATGATATGGAATTTGATTTTTACAGTGATGAACCGCCGAAATACTTTAGCCGTCCGGCTAACGAATTTGACGGTTACGACCCACAAGAAAATAGTGAAGAACAGGCGGCAGGATAACACCTACCGCCCTTTTATTATCTTCTCAATCTGTCATACAGATTTTTAACATGTTTGAAAATAATATCCCTCTCGTCAACGCAATCACAATCTCTGTCAATCTGTACCACCATATCGCAGACATTTGCAACAAGAGTTTCAAGAGAATCAAGCATCCGATTCTTGTCTCCTCCGTCTCTACTGTTACTGTACTGTTTCTTATCCTCTTTGTACCTGTCCATGTCCGTATCATCACCAGACAGGCGGGAATAGTTCGGGCGATGGACATATCTACCAGTAGTCGCGCTCCTGCCGCGGCGATAGGAATTGCCATTATCGTAATCATTGGAGTAGTTCCCCTCCCGGCTGTAATCGCCGTTACGGGAATACCCGCCACGCTCCCGGCTGTAATCTTCCATATCCCGGCTGTAGCCCTCCTGCGAATATCCGCCGTCCTGCATCATGTTGATTTTGTCAATCTTTTCAGTAATGCAAACAAGCTTATAGGCATTGTCAATGTTGGACTGGGATAAGCCTTTTTCCTCAATCGCTTTCAACTCTTTTTCTGCGTTTTCTCTCAATTTATGCATAACTTAACCCTCCCTGTTAATCGTGATGTTTGCGTTCTGCATATCAATCGCCTGAGTGGAGGTGTTTTTGATTGATACCTGTACGCAGCAGCCCTTCGGAATCCATACATCTGTAGCCATAGCCACGTTGAAGTAATCGCCAACTGCTGCCGGAGTTACGATTGCATTTGTGGATAAGTCTGCTTCTCCGTTGATTGCGATTGCAACGGATATCGGGCCAGCCGTTCCGCCAGTAGCAACAGCGATATTGCCAGAAAAGATTACCCTGTATTTTGCTCTGCAATTCTGCGTACACCCACGAACTGTAAACTGTCCGCTGCCTGTCCTATGTAATACAAGACCTTTATTGCAGCATGATGTTTCACCAGAAAACAAAGCGTTCTGATTTTCCTGTATTGTCTGCACAGGAACATTTACAAATTCTGCCATGTTATTTTCCTCCAAATAAAAAACTACCAACTGTTTATAGTCGGTAGTTTCTGGATTCCTATATTATGTTCTAACCCTCTAACAAAAATTGCTTTTCTTCCAATCTCTCATAGACCGTTTGACCGTTATTTGTTTGGATATACGGTAGAAATATTTCCTCGAACCGCACCATCTCAATATCCAATAAGGCCATTTGCACTTCAACCCAATCTTTCAGTATGCGCCACGCCACACGTTCTGCCTGTTCTCTTGTGTCCTTAATTTGTTTCCGGGGATTCTCTCTTTTCTCCTTTTTCAGAACTTTCAAGCACTCGTCCACCTTAACCGGGAGCCTAACCGGAATCTGCTGTACTCCGGTATCAATCAGAAATGACAATCCTGTTATAGATTCACCCTCATAATTTTTCATAATAGATTTTGCTTTGTGCTTCATTAATATGTATTCTATTTCTGATACTGTTTTAAAGCTGTCAACGGTTGTTGTGTAATTTAATATTGCCATTTTGCACCTAGCCTTTCTGTGCGCCTATTTAAGAATTGTGGCAGACAGATAGGCTTTTCTGCTTTTCGGGTGTACCTCCCTAGCCACAAATATATTATCTCATAGTTTAGAAAAATATTTGTACCAAAGTAACAGCAAAAAGAAACCCACAAACTACCGACTATATTCAGTTATCAATGTCCAGTTAATCGCAAAAGGACAGAATCCATGTTCTGCCCTCCCACGTTGTAATAACGGCTCATGCCGAACATTTCCGATGTTTCACGGAAAAGATACATTTATTATTCTGTTAGTGCTGCTAGAAATAGCAGCTACTTTTAGCAGCTACCGCAGCCGCCACACTGCCCGCATCCGTTATAGCTGCCGCATCCATTCCAGTTTCCACAGCCATTGACCGGGAAAGTAACGGGCGTACTCGGCTGAACCACCACGGCATTGACCGGGTAATCCTTGCCAAGTCTGCGGATAAGTTCCGCTGTCTGGGCTTCCTGATTTGCTGTAATAAAGGCGTTCTGCGCTGTCTGGCTTGCCTGGAATGAAAGTTTCTGATTTTCCAGTTCGAGTGCATGGATCCGCTCTGCCTGTCTGTTAGCCTCCATCTGGTCAAGTCTTGCAATTACCCTATCCGTGTCGTTGTGGGTAGACTGGATAATGTCGCAAGTGTTCTTTGCGCCGGAATACATCAGGTCTTTAATGTCCCCGCGAACATCACAGCAACACTGCTGCGCATTGAACATCATGGTTGTAAGCTGCTGCATAAGAGCCGCCTGCTGATTGCACCGGGACAATTCAGCCTGTGAGAATCCCTGCATTACGGTAGTGCCAAGGTTGTTTACTGCGCCGGTAACTGCGTATGTGCTGTCACAGATTCCATTGCTGATTCCGTCCAGCTTAGAGATGATAGACTGCGTGTCAAACCCTCTCTGCAGGTCTGCCTGTGTAGCAAATCCCATCATTGCGCCGCCGGCACCATTACCGCCGAAGCCACCGCCCCAGCCGCCGAAGCCGCCCCAGCCGAACATGGAGAACAGGAAGAAAAGCGCAAGCATTCCTAACATGTCTCCACCCCAGCCGCAATTGTTGTTTCCGTTGTTGCCGCTTAACAGAGCAACATCAGAAGCTGATAATCCGTCCGAATTCATGTAACATATACCTCCATATGTGATTTATTTACAAAACCGCCAAAACGGTTATGTAGCGATTTAAAACATTCCTTTAAACAATCCTTGTGCCATCTGCGCCATTTGGTTCGCCTGTTCGATCTGCTGCTGATTTACCTTGCCGGAGCGCAAAAGCTCATTCATTTTATCCTGCGGATTTACACCCTGCATTTCCTGCCGGAACTGCTTAAATTCATTCATCATTTGGGAGAATTTATTTCCCCCTTGCGCCGGAAGTCCTCCCTGTGCCTGTTTGTTTCCCATCATTCCCATTAACGGATTCGCCATTGCTCGCAACCTCCTTATTCGCCTTTACAGGCTGTTTTTCCTGTGCATTGGTAAATTGTTCAATCATTGCCTTTAACTGCTCAAATTCGCCACGCCGGACGTATTGAGAGAGGTCTATTTGCGGTTGCTCTGTTGGCATTGTCCTCTGATTGATTTCAGATTCCGAAACCTCCTGAAAGAAAAATGCATGAAATTCAGGACTGCCAATTTTATCAACAGATTTAACGTAAAAATATGGCTCATTGTTGTCCATCATCCAAACAGTTTGTCCCGGCTGTACAATCTGGTTTTTTGCTCCGTCAATGCCAGATACTCTGATCCAGTCTACATTCTGCGTGGGGGTTGGTGCGCTCTGCTGTCCCCAGCCACCGCCTTGCGACTGATTATAATAGCTCTGCATAATGTTTGCCTTGCGCTGTTCGTATTCCCGTTCCAACTGCGCCATCTGCTGATTTAGTGCCGGATTCATTGTCAATGCCATCTGAACGCCCTCCGATTTCTTTCTATGGGTAAATTTTCGCATAAAAAATAGACAGGTACAATTTCATGTATCTGTCTAAAAAAACTCTCAAAATATTCAAAAACCTGTCACAAAACTCTCAATATCTTTTTCTTCATGCTCTTGTTTACCCGGTTCACCGTTGATATGCTACAATTCATATACTCTGCACATTCTTCAAGGGAATACTCTTTATTTCTCAAAGAGAAAAGCTGCTCTTCTCTCGGTGTCATATTCGCATTTTCTTTGATAAAGTCAATTTCGGATTTTACAAAATCGGGTATTCTCAACATAGCACCTACTTCTTTTTAATTCTGGTTCCCTTTGATGGTTTCTTGCCCTTCTTCTTTTTGTGGACTGCTACCCTCGCCATAATTATTCACATCTCCATCATTTCCAACATATCCAGCATTGCCACCGTCGCCGCTGTCAACCACTACAGTATCAAATTCAGACCACTTATAATCATGGTAAAAGCTTTGGGCTGCTATGATAAGAATCAAAACACCTATAACAATCCATTGAAAAAACAAAACTCTTTTCAGTGTTTTAAATATTTCCATAGCAATTCCTTTATCTTCTTTTTCCTTCACATTATCCCTATTTTCCATTCCCGCACCTCCGCTCTGTATTTCCCTCATTATAGCAATTTTAGGGAAATAATTCAATACCACACAAGACAATCTCCCGGCTGATAATTCTCTGCAAACTCATTTCTGCGCTTTATCTTATCTTTCCATTTATCCATAAGTGCTTCGTTGTGCAACGTCTCAAAATGTAATTCCGGCAGAAGGATTGTTAATTCCTCTTTGGATTTATCATCTCTGTTCAGAGTTGGCTTATATTTGTTTATGTAATAAATTTCATACAGAAACATATCCGCTTCGGTTTTGCACTCTGCTACCTCGATATGGCTTACTTGCAGTACATCAATCAGCTTGTGAAATGGCTTTTGGAAGAAATGGCCGTTAAGTCTTGCATTTATAGGCTGTTTTGTCCTACCAAGATAAGCGATAAACTCGCCAGTCGGACTGTCATAAAATATCTTGTATATCGTATATTTGTTTTTAGACATTATCCCCTCTCCCAAAAATAAATAACACTCTTCCCGGACGAATCCCAAGTGTCATAGAACCGCCCGTCCACCACCGTCACCACATGCCCGTCAAGCCCTAAAACGTATGTTCCATGCGGAAAATTGCAACAGAATTTGTAAACGTCCATAGGGTAATCCGGCTCATAGCGTACATATCCATTGTCTGCCAGGTATTCTCCCCATACCTTATTTGCTGATAGAACATCCTTTTGACGGTATGCAATCTGTACAAGGTCGTCAAAGACTTCATTCCATGTGCGCCCCGTAGCCTTGCAACACGCACGGATGGCGCAATCGCCGACACGCCTTTCTTTGGGGTTTGGGTTGTATTTTATCCATTTATCCATGATATTCAGCTCCCGTTATTCCTAAAAACAATATATTGAGGTTCTAAATAGAAACAACCATCATGTTCATATGTTCTGCTGTCCCAATCCTTATCAAATCCTTCTCTATCGTTAATAAAAACTCCCGTCACGCTGTCCTGCTCCATCATATAATACAGTTCTTTATTCTTCTTTTCGTTTTTCAATCCAAGAAAAACATATTGACCGTCAACCGCGCTACTCTCAATCACAAATGCGGTCTCTCCGTTCATATACTCCGCAATTTTCCTCCACAAAGGATAGTCGCTATTATCTATGTTTTCGTTTTCAAACATATGTAATGTATTCAGTTTAACTTCTCTAATCATCTTCCCTACCTCCTGCCACAATTTTACAACAGATTCGGGCGGGGGTTGTACCAATTATTCATCGTATTTCTTCCCCAACAATATTAACTTTGAAATATTCAGAACAGCCTTCACGTGATATTCCAGCAAGGTAACATTTCAAAGGAATACCACAGTCGAGCAATTTTCCATCAAAAAACATTTTCTTTTTCATGAAATCACTCACAATTTCAATATCAGTAATAACATGGAATCTTGCCAATAGATAACCAAATTCCCTTGTATAGTCATCTAACCGGAATCCGAACTGAATACCATTGAATAAAAATGTTGTTTCCTTTTCGATTTTCTTATCTAATTCAGTTTTCATTCCTTCTCCTTTTTATATCTTCTTGCGCCCTGATTCGCTTGCTTTATTTTTGCTTCATCTATTTCTATCCCATATTTTTTAAGAGCATCCGTAATACCGATGCCCCTCACTATATTATCGTATTGCTCATGAGAAACTCCATAAAATTCACAAACATCTCTTTCTACTTCATTTTTTACTCCGCAATCACTCATTGTCTTTTTTATACCTCTTTGCTCCACTATTTGCTCTTTTTGTCTGCTCCCTGCCAAAATCAGCTACCTTTATGCGGTCATTACTTCTGATTCCCCACATATAGACGCTCTTGGTCGATATGCAATCCGTTTTGTTTACAAAAACTCTCATACTCCCCAAACTGCCTATCAAACAACGCTTTAACCTCTGATAATTCCTCTTTCATAGCAGAAATAGCGTTTTCATCATGCAGAGTTTTGATAGAGTGCTTAATATTATACATTCGCTTCTTAGCATCTCTGATACGCCGCTCCATTGCCCGCTGTTTCTGGAATAAGTCATATTTCTGCCTGTTTTCCTCATTGTCGTAGTCTTTGTATGGATTACTATTTCCGGGATAATGCATGTGCATTGTGTGTCGGCAATTCGCGCCGCATAGCCCCGTAACCGTTCCGTACCCGGTAACTTCCACCAAATCAGGGTATTTTTTCTGTCTCTTGAATCGTTGAAAAAAATCTTTTATCTTGCCAAAAATATTCTTTTTTGGTTCTTTATATCCCATCTTTTCTAATAATGAATCAGATATAGAATATATTTTTCCTTGCCAGCTCTGGTGGTTCGCCGGCTCCTCTTTGTCAGTATATCTTGCTCCAATATGGCTACTAACAAGAACCGTTCTTAATCCTGCGTTGGCACATTCAGTCAGCGTTATTTCTGCATTTGCCTGATTTATCCCGGTCAACACGCACATTCTAACAGCGGCTTCAACGGTCATTTTTCTGCCACCCTCATACACAACATGCGTTCCGTATTTTGATACTTCTGTTACAGCTTCTCTGATAGCCGTGTTTCTGTCAACTCCATGCGTGGCTTTCCACCATGCCGCATCACAAGACTTATTAAACTGCTGGTTAAGGTCTGCCGCTGTTGTCCTTGTCAAGTTGCGGATTTCTCCCTTTGTCCGCTTATATGCCGCATCTAACAGCTTCTTTTCACTCTCTGTCAGATTTTCAAGGCGCGGTGCTTTTCCAACAAAGTCCTTTAATTCTTTGTCAGATTCTACCATATCAGCCACGGATTTATTTATGTCCTCATTGATTTCATATCCGGCTTGTAGAAATGCTTCTCGGATTTTTTTTTCAACACCTGGCAGACGCTTTCTGATTTCCTTTTCAATATCAGATGCTAATATGCCGGATTGTTCATTTAACAGCTTTAATCTTTGCACATTGGACGGAATAATCTTGATTTCTCCCTCTGATTCAAAGAGATTGACAATAGAATCAATGACTTTGTTTGTCAGGTACATATTAAATTCAGATGCGACGACGTGGCTACTTTCCACTAATTCATTGAGATATTCTGGCGTAAACATACAATATTCCTTTCTACACTTCTATTAAGGGATTGTAATACTTTTCTTCTCCCTCTATTCTTGCCTTTATAGCTTCTTCCTTTGTTTTGTATGTTCCCAAATGAATTGTTTTCCCAAGAACAGTGACGCGGGCGTTCCATGTTCCATATCTCTTATCACAGTAAACACCTTTATGCCCAGTTGTATTATTCGGTTGCAACTCTCTATTTATCGTATTTATTCTTTTATCTGCAATCCTTAGATTTATTTTCCTATTATCGAGTTTGTTTCTGTTTATATGGTCGATTATTTCTGATTTAGTTCCAGTTACTTCTTTGTGAAATAATAATGATTTGTCAGATGTTCCACTTACCGCATACCCAACAGCGTTTAAGTGTCAATGGTGGATTTTAAGCCTTTCCCAGTCTTCAATATCGCAGAGCATATGAGTATTATCGTTCAATTTTACCTTTACATATCCGTCAACAATCGAATACTCGTTTTCTTTTCTTTGTTTATGCCTTGTTTCTTCTCTCAAACAGCCGCAACTTTTTGTGTGTCCATTCCTAAGTTTATTGCCGTCAACAGAAACAATATTCCCACATTTGCATTGACATTTCCAATAACGCCTATTTCCCTCTTTCCTATCAAATTCAATAACTTTCAGCCTGTTAAATTCCCTATGTAACATATCAATCTTTTTCATATTGCACCGCCTTTCATGCGCCTATAATAAAAGCGTGGCAAGCAGATAGGCGTTTCTGCTATTCGGGAGCTACCCTAGCCACACTTATATTATACACTATAAATTTATTCGGCTTGTACCATTTTACTCTTTATTGAATCCGTTCTTAGCCGCCTCTATAATTGCCTCTTTTTCATGTTCTGCAGCGTACCTTGCCCAGTCTCTTTTAGCGTCTGGATTTTGATATTGTAACAATCTTGTTGAAGGAATTTTTTCTACTCCGGGTCTACTCCAGAAACCATAGTCTGGAGAATAAAAAGCACCCTTTTGAGTTTTGGGGTCTACATATACAATTCCGCCATGTTGGTATCTTCCATATGGTACGCCGTTCGGATTATAGGCATATATAACTCCCCTCTCTCCGTTTGTTTCGTTATACGCCTTTATATCCGCCCGTAAGGCTCCGCCATCTTCACCAGGAACGTGTTGGAGCATTCGGGTAAGAAATTCATTGTCCAGAGCGTCCTGCGCCTTATCCAGCTTGATTCCGAATCGCGTCATATTGATATTTACGGACACGCCGCCCTCATTAACATTGATATTCAGTTTTTTGAATAGGTTTTTGAAATAATTCTTTCCGATAGCCACCGTATCACGCCCTTTCAACATTCCCTATGTGCTGTCTGATTCTCATAAAATCACCTCACAAGCCGAAACTCTATGGTTCTTTCAGAAACATCTAACTGTTTTGCCCTGTCCTTTGTCAAAACATGGACGCACCAATCAGAAATAACAACAAATTCTCCTGGTCTATTCTTATGCAGATATTCCTTGATTTTTTTCTGCAATATCCCCATGGCTTCACCAATGATATTGTGGGAATAATCATCCTCATATTCGCTTTCGTCCATGTATGCACCGAAAATATATCCGCTGTCTTTTATGTCCTGAAGAAACTGCTCAAATTCTTCATCAATTTCTAACTGCATTTCCATTCCCTATTCCTCCCCAAACAATCCTTCCTGTGGCTCATTCGACCGGCTTTCCTCAACAGCCTCCTGAACCATCTGCTTCGCTTCTTCTTCCGTATATCCCTTATGCAGCACAAGCCATTTCCACTTTGCCATATACCCCTGATTGGCAAGCTGCAGATCCATAGCCGCATCCTCTTCTTCGTTTTTCAGCAAGTCAGCAAAAGAACAGAACAACTCATAGTTCTCATTTTCTGTTGGTGCAACATCACCATTGATAACGAGCATAGCATTGATGATATACGCTATGTCATGGATTGCTCCTGTGCGCCCTTCTCCGTTGGAATTAGGCTTGTCCAGTACATCACGGTAGGATAATGCTGTGTCCGCGGTTCTTTTCTGTGTAACACGAACCTGTGTTGCTGTGGTTGCCTGGATAGATTGCCCGTCAAAGACAAAATATCCGGGGTCAAAACCACATTTAAAGCCTATAACTGACAGATAGAAATTAATTCCCTCTTTCCGGCTCGTAACCTGTAATGTTGGCTGCCATTGTTCAACGGGAGAGCCACCAGTTCCGTTTCCTGCGTCCAGATTTCCCACATCAGCGACAAACTCCGGCAACTCAATCCCATTCATGGTTGCATACTGGATAACAGACTGGTCAACAATCATCATAGGAGAAGAATTCTTTGTTTCTTTCCCTAGCGTTGACATTGCAATATCTAACGCCCGAAATTCCTCCATGCAGTTCGCAAAACAAGGCGCTCCCAGGGGACTGTCAGAATCAATGAAATTGTAAACCGGGCATTTTATGTACCTGAACAGCGGCTTTTCAAGGTTCTCCGCCCAAAACTCCGGCTCAATGTCCGCCCACTTGGTCTGTGATAATGGTATTTCTCTACCAACATCATCCTGATTGTCAGATTTAAAAGCCTTGGTTGATACATGGTATATCCTTACTGTTTCGCTTTCCCCGGCTTCGTTCTGCCTTGTGGATTCCTCGAACCTGTGCCACTCTGCTTTTGTATAAAATTTCTTACCTTTGGAGTAATAGGAGAAGAAGATTGCTGCCTGGACTTCTTTGCTGCTGTCAAACTCTGTGACAAGGAACATATCTGGCCGGAGAAACTCAATGCCACTCCCATCCCATTTAGCCATCACTCCACCAAAGAAAACCATCGCATGAATATCATCTTTTGCGTTCTGGAGAAAATACTTATCAATGATTTTCTGCATCTTCTCAGGCATATCCCCGCTACGAATTCCCTGCGCCTTAATATCAATATTCTGTGTTATCAGCTTCGCCCATTCCTCGACTATGGTGTTCCAGAAAGCGACCGTGCGACCGTCACTCTCTTTTAACCATGGCGGCTTCCCACTCTCCAATTGCCCCCACAGCTTAATAGCAGCGTCCATTTCCGGCGACAGGTATGTTTCCACACCGAAAGCCTTTTCAGCGTCCGTTTTAAATAACATCTTTATCTTCTCCTTAAACCATGAAATCAAGCCCATTCTTGCCACTCTCCAATTACTTCCACCGTCTTTTACGCTTATACCCTCTGTATCGTTTATGATGGCGATTTAAAACTTCTGCAACCGCAAAATACTGCTCCCATTCTTCATCCGTTCTTTCCTTCGGTTCTTCTGTGACAAATTTCCACATCAGCTTAAATAGATTTATCAGTTTCTTCATTTCCGTCCTCTCCCTCTACTGCTATTTTTCCGGCATTATAATACGAGCAATCCGTAGGTTTGTGAACTGTATTATTTTTTACAGATTGTTCGTATGCTAAATCCGCTATACTTCTGCACACTTCCAAATGTGTCATTATTTCAATCACCGCCCCTCTCATATTCTTCCAACTCCTGCACCTGCCAAATCATGGTTTCGGCTTCTCCATCCACTTTACGCAGTTATACATATACTCGTGGCTATTCTCTGCTGAAAATCCTGTTTGCTCACTTTCGTATGTTTCGTGTATGTACCCGATAATGATTTCTCCACAAACATCACAGCATATAACTTCTTTATCTGGAAGTTTTCCGGATTCACATTCAATCCACCCGCCGCCGCAATCCTCTGACCGTTCCATATCTTCCAACTTTGCGGATAGGGATTCTATGGTTTCGGCGGCATTGGATATTGTGTCATAAAATCTGTTGTATTCCCATTCGCTAAAGTTTTTTTGCAATTTCCCTCAATTCCTTTACCTGTTCGCTAATGCTCATTCTGTCAATCCTCCACATCCACTTGTCCGCTTTCCTCTAACCATTCTTCTATACATGGCAAACATATATAGCAGTTCCTCCATCCCTCGCCCTCAATAATCGCACTTTGCATAACCATTTCTGTTCTTTTTGGAAATTCTTTTCCGCAAACACAACATTCATGCGGCTTTCTTGTTTTTACAATCTTTTCAGAAAAATTGCTTTCTGAACCGTCCATATCTCCCGAAAAAATTTGACTGTCTATATATAATTCCTTTTCGTATTTCATTTCCCTATCCTCTCCTTACCGCATTGGTAGATGCTTTATATTCTAATCAATAATACCTGTTACAAGAAAATAAATCATCCCTACGACCATAAATAACGGATATACGATATGTGAAGCCTTATATGCGTTATTTACTTTCTTATGAACTGATATGTCTATCCCCTCTAGCAAGTACAGAAAAGAAAAACATAATATAAGAATTGCTATACTTTCATTCATTTATCTTTCCCTTTCTACCACATAGCCAGTTTCTTCATGTAATGCGTAAAGCTGTAATTAAATCCGTCCCAGTAATCATTTATCGAACCAATATTCAAATCCTCTACTTCGTCCTCTTTTTCATCGTCCCATTTTAATTCTGATAATGCCTTGATAAGTCCGGGACAGTTCCGGGATATTTGCAGCCGCCCACTCCGAAGCAGATTATCCACAAGCCGGATTCTGTCAAGAATAGTTTCCTTGTCGCAACCGTTCATTCTGGTATTGATTCTGTTTTCCAGAATGATTTTTTTAAGAGTGTTTATCAGTGTTGGAGAAGCATTGTCCCCAAAGGCTTCTTGAATATACCCATATTTTGATTCTGAATAGTGATGGAATTCCACAAACTTGTCCGTAATCTGCTTTGTGTCCACTTCCTCATGGATTGGCAGCTTGTCCTCTGCCAGTACAATCATTTTCTTAAATCCATTCAGGAACCCAGTGGTATAATATGTTGTTCTGGACTTATTACCTCCAAAGTCAATGCCAATCGTCCGCATGGTAAAGTTGAACCGTAGCACTCCATTTTGATTGAACAACTCTGAATCGTCTATCAAGTACGGGTCTGGATTATCTGCAAAGTATTTGAATATCAATCCCTCTGCCGCTGTCCGATTCCCCAGAATGTCACGCTTGTACCAGACTGTACCCTTGTCATAGGTTGCCAATATCTCCCGGAGCTTCTCGCCGCTGATACTCATATTATCAGCTATGGTAAAGTGTCCATAATTGTACCCATAGGACGGATTTTCTTTCTTCTTTTCCTCATGGAAATCCAGTATTTCTTCATAGTACCAGTTAGACGGCGCTTTCGGGTTTAGGTCATGGAACACCTTTCTATCATCGCTGGAAAGAGTGCGGTCGAACACTTCTTTGATGAAGTTCGGGTGGCACTCGTTGGCTTCGGTTATGTAAGCCATGCCATAAGTGTTACCCTTAATCAGTTTCTCGTCCCCATCCTTGCCGCCGCCAGACACAAGCACTATCTTTTCCCCGGCCTTGGTCTGGACATAGACACAATCCCGATTTTGATATTTTCCTGTGCGGTATCTGCCCTCGAAGTAGTTAAACAGTCCGTAGCCATCACAGTCAAGGATATTAAGCCGGGCGGTAGCAGTGGACACGCCTCCGGCAAGATGAATGTGATTCTTATGAATCTCCAACATCATGCAGAATATCATGGTCTGCAAGACGTTTTTTGACCCTCGTTTACCTCCTTCGGCTACATTAAACCATGCAGTAAAGCACCGTTGCATATATTCATGTTGTCTTTGGGTGAATGGCGCGGGGAAATTCATTTAATGACTCCAATCAATAAATTCGTTCTCGCTTCGTGCATTTCTAAGCTAATTTCTCCGGCACACCGTTCGCACAAATGAAGTCCGAGAGTGCGGCAATTAATATCGTTAAACGGATAGCCATAATTCAATTTGCCAAGTCTGTAATACTCTCTTTCAATTCCAAAAATATCTTTTTTCTTCACTTTTGGAATTTCTTCTCCACAACAATCACAAACAATTTTTTCTATCTTCATTTTTATACTCCAATCCAAGACCAGATTAAAAATCCAACAAAAGCAAATCCATGAATAATCATCCAAATGATAGAGAATATCTTTACTCTTGTATCATCATTTTTCTTGTCCAAAAAAGCACCAGTTGCAACCCATCCTGTACAATAAAAAATTCCAATTACAAAAATCGAAATCATTTTTCCTATATTTGCTAATTCTTCCAAGTTTCCCATCCTCCGCTACTCAAAATCCTCAATATCCCGGTTCGGCACTGGCTTTCTGATAAGGTCAGCCAAAGCGTCACGATTTTTAAGCTGCTGTTCTATGCTGCTTACGTCTGTCGGCACATTCTTTGTAAACTTATCCACCACAATCCCAAGTGCTGTTGCAATCTCCGACAGTTTCGCGGCTTCTATCTTCTCCGGATTTGCCAATGCTTTCAAGTAATCATCTATCACGCCCTGGGCCTGCTCTTTCCGGCTGTCCATATATGCAAGCATATCAAGGGTGTTTTGTTCTTTTTTTTGTTGGCATTTTGTGGCATTTTCTTTATCTGCCATAACGATATTTTTGACGGTGTTCCTTGATACTCCATTCATTTTAGCAGTTTCGTTATAGCTGCCGCACTCCACATAATCAGCCAATATTTTTTTCTTTTGCCTGTCCGTCAGCCTGGCAGCCACTTTCTATCACCTCAATCATAAATGTTGATTCATAATTTCCCACTGTGCCTGTTGCGCCTGTTTAATATCTTCACTGCCAACACCATACTTCAATATTTCACAGTTTGCAGAATCACAAGCGCAATGATTCAAGCAACAATATGGCCCACGTTCTGTATCTTCCACAAAATCACAGTCTATTCCACTCCACATATCCTCACCTTTGCTTTCTGCTTTGGAGTTAGCTTATCCATGTTACACCGCCCATACGCTCACCGATTTCATTCAATGCCGCCGGATTTTACAATGCTTTTTGCTTCCTCAATCTCAACTGCTAAATTGCAAGGATAAAGATCATCCTCATACTTCGCTTTTTCCAATTGCTCCACAACCTTATCCAAGTTATAGGCGACAGGCTGTTCTTCAACCGCCTGTTCCAAATTTGGTGTCACGTCAACCAACACATTGTTTCTCAAAGACTGCATCAATGCACTTCTGCTAATCAAATCATTACTCATTATCCATTACCCCTCTCCAATTCTTTCAATGCGGCTTCGGCTGCTTCCTTTGTAGAAAACCACTTTTCCCCAAAATCCGCAATATCCATATCAATTTTCAGAAACTCATATTCTTTCATTTTGCTTGAAAGCCTTGCGTCTATTCCATCTGTGTAAATCACAAAGCTATCAACGCAAAGAGTAAGAATTTTTTCGAAAGAAAATGAATACACCGTATCCCCCACCGCACAAGGCAGCTTCAGAAGTTTTCCTTGTTCCTCTAAGTCCTCATATTCTGCTAGTTTATCAATTATATCCGTTTCGTTCACATATCCTTTTCTTCTATCAATGACATAAACTGGACGAAATAACTCCCCGTCCGCATGTCTTCTTGTCAATCTCTCCATATTTCCCTTTCCCTCCAAAATCAACCTCTTAATGGAAATCTTACTTCCACAACTTCTTTATGGTTTCCGTGGGAAAAATATTTCTTGCCTCCCACAATAGGACAGCAGTGAGGATGTGTTTTACCCTTGAATATTGGAACATCTTTACATTCAGGATTTCTACAAGTGTAAGAATCAAACACATTTAAGTACTCTCTATATTCGCATTCAGAACATTTTATATTCCTTTTCTTCAATATTCTCCTACCTTTTCACAATCCCCCTAAATCCCCTGATGACTTTAAAATTGGCTTCATGCGGCGTTGCCCCGACACCTTTACAACCGGATGGGAATGAGGGCATTATTATTCTTTGCCATCGGTCACACTCTATTTCCCGCCCAAGGTCTTAACGGTTGCCAATTTTATGCCTAATGATATTGTACAGGAGATTTTAGGGGGAGTTGTACCAAGTTAAAATTGATTAGACAATACTTTTATACTGTTCTGTCTTTCTTCCCTCTTTTTGCTTTTCTTTCAGTTTCATTTCAGCGTCAGCAAGGGCATTTTGCAGTCTTTCCAATTCGTCATCAACTTTTTTATTGACACTCACCCTTTCGGAATACTGAAACATTTCATTTGTGGTATTGATTGCAAAAGCCATAGATTCTGCAAAGTGAACCGCCGCTTGATGGGCGGCAAGCCTTTTCCTCGCTTTTTTAACTTCCATCTTTTCATCAAAACAATACCATTTCAGATAATCCCGCCGTTTCTTTGCTTTTTCCGCTTTCCGTTTCTTCTCCTGCTCTTCTTTCCACTTTCTGTCAAGATATTCCTCATACCGTCTTTGGCTGTCGTAATAATCACTTATCCATTGGTCTAAGTCTGTATCATCATCAAAACTATAGCAGGGCGGCTCTATTGGTGTTCCATTCGGAGAAGATGTCATACCTCCAGGACAAATTTCTTCTGCCAATAATGGGCAGTTTTCACAATCTTCTATTTCCGACGCTTTCATTTCCCTATCCTCCTTAACTCCTTATCAAACAAACTAAGATAGTATTTCGACAATCTTTACCGCCTTATCATAAGGCAATGTTTTCTTGTTAAATTTTCCCATAAGCGACAACGCATTTGAAATAACAGAATTTTCCTCTATGCGCTTATAATCTTCCTCTGTCGGGATTGATAGGTTTGCGCCACCTCTCCACGAATCACCGCCCATTTCCCGACCGTATTTGTCAAATTGAGAACTGCTACCATCAATCCGTATTCTACCAGTCGGAGTAACTCTCGTAACGGTTTCAATCCGTTCTACCACTCCTGATAAATTCCAAAGCCTATAAAGAACTTCATCCCCTACTTTTACGTTTAATTCTTCATACATTCTTCTTTCCTAACCTCCAAATCGAATAAATAATAAAAATATCTCCTAATCCCATAAAAATCCGTCCGGCAGTACGGAATCTGCTCCATTTCTTTCAGCTCCCATTTCACTCTAAGAGCGTCATATGACTTGTTTTGTGTGACAGACAGTAAAATGTACTCTGCAATCGTTTCATTCGCTCTATGAGCCGCCTGTGAAGCGAGAGAGGCATATCTGCCGGACTGTATGTACTCTGTAAGCTGCATGTACCTCTCTTTGGTGATTCCGTAATGCTGCCATGAGTGCCTGTGGACTGAATGGTATTGCAGCTCTGTCGGCTCGTCTACTTTCCCCCACTGCTCCGCCATAGCCTTAGCGATTCCTAGGAATGTTTTTGAGCGTTCCTTTGCCCTTATCTTTGGCGGCAGACTATATGTATCATAGTGCCATTTGCTGTCAACAACTTCGTTTCCACAGATATGCAGTTCTGGCTCAACAATATTTGTTGGGGTCAAGAACGGCAATCCTTTCAACCATAGACATGTCCTTTTCCTTTCTGTATGTCCGTATTCATAAGGCTGTATTATCTGGTCTGGCTTTTGGTAATTGCTACTCATGATTCCCACCGGGTTCTCTATGGCGATTTTTTCACAATCCGCATGAACAAACCGCATAAAAAATTGAATTGCTTTTTTTCGGTCTTCCTCTCGTTTTATCGCTTTATCTCCGTACTGTTCAACATTAAACCAACGATTTCCGGTCACCGTCAGATATGTACAAGGTGGAAAAGCGATAATCATATCCCATTTTCCGTCAATCCTATGCTCCATTCCGTCCACTGTCTGAAATTCACAGTTTCCATTCAAAATCGGCAGCACATCATTCTGTATATGCCATTCTTCGTGTCCTCCGCTACACGGTTCTATGTCGCATGAATACGCTTCATGCCCTAATTTTCTGAACTCTATACAAACACGCTGGCTTTCCTCACAAGCTGCCAAAACACGCATATTCCGTTTTGGCGTAGGCTCGAAAAGTCTCATCTGCCAAAATCCGCTGTATCGCTTGCATTCTGCTTTCTTCCCAGGACATTCCTTATGGTCGCAGCATGTGTTTAAGCATGTCCGGCATAGGCAGGTGTGGCATTTTCTGTGCATGGAATCACCTCCCTGAAATTATCCATGCCATTATTCTGTATTTTTTCCATAATCCTGATTTTTGCGTCAAGTTTATCAATATATGCAAATAAAACTTTTTCATAATCAGATTTTTCCATCCTCATTTCATCTGCGATTTTATCATGCGTCCATTTAACCTTACGAAGGGCGATTATTTTGCCAATATCTATATTTTTCTTCATTTTCTGCCTTAATCTTTCAATAATTCTTTTTCCAGTTTGTCAAAATCATATTTTCTTTGCGGAAAACTGTTAAATCCGTTCCTGTTTTTTTTGGTTTCCTGCTCAGTATAATTTGCGTCCAGATAATCTACATACCCGCTGTTAAAAAACGTGCTTCCATTCTGGTACTGCAGATATTCAACACTGTCAACGTACCGTTTATATCGCTCTATCGCCCTTGACATTTCATCAAAACCGATTTTAAGCAGTTTCATTTTGCCGGAGTCAGACACCTGCCCTTTCCCTTTCTTCACCGGATACAATTTCCAGAGCTTTTCAAACAGTGCCAAAGCGTCAGCTTTGCACATATTGTTTTTATTTACTTTACTTTCCTTTACTTTACTTTCCTTTATAGAGCGGAAATTGGCATTTCCCTCTTTGTAATTAGCATTTCCTGCCGGGTAATTGGCATTTCCTGATGATAAATTACTATTTAATGGTGTCTTTAATAAACCTTTGCACTCATCATCCTGCAAAAGCCAGTAGTCGGAAATCACGATCCGCACGTCCCTTGTCTTAACGACTTCCCAATATCTTCTTTGGATACCTCTACTGGTCAAGACTCCCCACCTGTCAAACAGCCCTTTGTCAAAAAGACCAATCTGCAAGCAGTAGCCCACTGTCTCCCGGACAGTACCGGAACCAATGCCGCCGCCCATCTTTCTTGACGTGGATGCACAATCGTCATAGCCCCATTTATAGAAATATCCTTCACCGCCATAAGCCCTCTGGCACAGATAGAAGTAGATTCCAAATCCATCCCATCCATGCGCATCCAAGAGCTTATCTATTTTAGTATCATTATCAAAAACATCAACCGACCACCCGGCATAGTCTATCCCTTTTTTAGGTGGTCTTCCTGCCATGTCGTTAAACCTCTTTTATTAAAACTTCAATTCGTGGATTTTCCTTATCCACTTTGAACCTGTCGGAAAATCCGACTACATGTTTCCATCCGTCATCTTTTAACACTCCGCACTGGACAAGCGCATCCTGGATTACTTTACGACCAAACGACGAAATATTATCCTTATCGCGCCGCCTACTCGGTTCAATCCATGTGTACTCCATGAATACCGGACTATCAATCCTCACGCCCTTCATGCACTGCCTTATCGCCGCCGCAACGATATTTCCGCTGTCCGCTTTCATCTTCGCACCTTTGTGTCGGTTTGTGCGTTCTGCGGCTATGTAATCATTTAGGTTTGGCAACGCGCCAGGGATTATCAGATTGTACTCCACATAATCCTCCTTTCTGGCGGCAGAGACCAATCCGCCGCCGATTCCGTGATATATCGCATGAACAAATACTACGGTTGATAGTTACCTAATTTGGCAGCTCTATCTTTACCATGATTGCTTTAATCCACGGCAAAGAAGATACTGCATCCTCTATAAACTGTTCTTCCTGCTCTTTTGGTAAATCAACAGGAAATTCAAAAAGGTTTTCAAAAATTTCTTCTTTTCCATCCGACAAATACCAAACCCTGTCGTCCCTAAGTATGTAGCTATCAATCCTTGCCTTGCCCCAGCTTGCCATCCAGTACATAGCGCAGTCGTCAGCGACGATTTCATAATTCACCATTGGAATAATGGGCAAGTCTGGATTCTGCTGTATCAATTCAAACAGGGAAAGCAAATTCTTTTTCTGAATTTCTATTACTTTTTCCATTCTGACCTCCTAATCTAATTCCCTTTTAAGAAGCCTTAAAAGGGCTTCCATAGATATTCCATACAAAATCTCCTGCACTTTATGACATTTAGTTATATATGGGCAATCATCGCAATCATACTTTTCACACTCATGTCCTAATTCTTCTACCGTCATAACGCCTCCTAATTCTCCAAATATTCCTCCAGACAAGCCGCATAATCCACGCTCTCACGCTCTTTCGACCATTCATCCCAGAAATCTATAGTCTTACTCTGCGGACGCTCCTTTGCAAGCTCCACATGGATTTTAAGCGGTATCGGGCAGGCATCCCCGACCACAAGGCAGTCACCGGGAGAAAACATGGTAGTTGTTTCAATAACATCCGCACTCCCAGAAGGCATAATGCCCTTAATCATACTTTTGTCATTTTCGTTATTCAGCTTCATCACGATATAGTTTGCACACTGTGCTATGATAGTCTTATTAAGCTCTGACGGGCGCTGTGACGCTACAAACAGAGTTATGCCAAACTTCCTGCCCTCTTTAGCGATGTTTTCAAAAATCTCCACCATGCGCCGATGTGCCGCCGTAAGCTGAAAATCTGTCGGTATGTAAACATGCGCTTCGTCGCAGACAAGGGTAATCGGTCTTACGTCCTTCTGCATAATCTGGATATTGTAAATCAGCTTCGTAATCGCCCCGATAATCAGCACCGCTATGTCATGCGGTATGCCGGATAAGTCAATGTTCTTTATTGGCTTATCGCCGCCCATGATACGGTTTAGAAAGTCCGCAAGGTATGACTGCGGCTCTCCATTGAAGAGGAATGAATACCTCCTGTCACTCAAAAGGTTCTGCATGGAATTTACCACGCCGGACAGCTTACCGTTGTATTCTCCTTTCGCCATTTTAGGGTTGCCATCCTTTGTATATCCGGTCGTTACCATCTGTTCATGTAAAGATTTCAAGACCTCCTTAATTACAGCAAAATTAAATTGTGTAGGCTTACCCTCATTCCCATTCGGGCACTGCGCGTAATACGCTTTTCTAAGGGCCGACATAATCACTGTGCTGTCCTCTTTCACTTTCAGCACATTCGCCGCCATATCCGAAAACCCAAGCATCCAGATAGGGAACGAAACCTCGCCCATTTTGATACTATCCACATAAGAAAGCCGGCTGTACTCCCCGTGGATATCAAATATGACAATGTTGGCGCCTGGCAGTTTTGCAGTTTCCTCAATGATCTTTGTAACTGTTTCAGATTTTCCACAGCCAGTATTTCCCGCAATGCAGGAATGCCGCTGGTAGAATTTGTTGCCGTCAATAAAAGCTGGCATAAGGTGTTCTGCATAATATCCAATCTGAAATTTGTCGTCTAAACTGTCATTTACCATCATTTTGGCAAATTCCATAGGAAATACCATTTTTATCTTTGCCGCAACAGACGGATATTTGTTAATTTGCTGTCTAAATCTACCGTCAATCACGCTCCCTAAAATCGAACACTCAATCACTTTCAAAGACGGCTGCTGCAATTCCTCCATGATGGCATTATCATCCATCTGCGTCTCCACGTCATTATCCGTTATGGCGGTTATCATGGTCACAAGTTCCACTTCGCCATCCGATACGGATATGAGGTCATTAAGGCGGGAATTTGCAAACTCTGCATCGTCTGTCCTGATTTGTATTTTGCCTGGTAATATTTTTACTAATTTCATTCCGTCACTCCATTTCATCAATAAGACTTTTCAACTCTTTTTTTGCCGCATCAGACAGTTTTTCAGAATAAGCATCATACCACCGTAAAAACCTATCCTTTAATGTCATTCCCGTACCGCATGGAATTTTTACCAATTCCTCAAATCTCTTTTCTGTTTCGTTTTTTAAAAGACTTGCCACCTTTGACGGAACAACAACCGGATTTCCTCCATAAGCCTTGACTTTCTTTATTTCATCCTGTGAACTAACAGGGATTGAATAAGGCTGTGGATTCTGCTCATCAAACGATTCTACAAGCATTTCCTGCACCTTTTTCACATCCCCAAGATAAGTATTAAATTCCAAATGGTACACATCATCTTTGTTTGACTCCACCATCTTCCTTACAATCTCAAACGGAATGCCCCCGTTCACCATTCCCTCTGCAATCATCCTGGAAGTAACATCCTCAACATTCCATGTATCACCGGTTTTGCGGTCACGTTCCAAATTTATGTATTTTGGTTTGAAATTGTACCCATACTGCAAATCGCTGTTACAATTCACAAATAATCCATTTACAAATACCTGTCCTGCAAATTCTTCATCTGTAAGAATTTCTCCATATTGTGTTTCAACTTTTTTGTAGTCAAAATCACACATTCCAATCCAAACATCAGACAGGTTATTGTATTCGCTCCAAGAAACGTTTCCCACCTCAATGCAAAGCCCCATATCTTCCGTTTCTCTCTTGCTAACATAAAAGGCAAGTATCTTTTCAAGCCACTTTTCGGAGTTCTTAAACCTTGATTCCCATACCTCATTTTTTTCATTGTTCAGCACTGTAAAGGTCTTTCCGATACGGTTCAGGACAAGGGCGGCAATCTTATACCCCTCGCCAAACTGCCCGACAGTATCATCATTTCCTGCCTTACTGCTTCTGCCAAGCAAAAGAGTGTTGATTTTGAGTGCAGATTTGCTGTTTTTTAACTGCAAAACCTGTCTTTTTCTGTCATACTCAATGCTGAAATGTTTTTCTTTATCCAAAACTTCTTGGTCTATACCGTTCTGAATTAACTCCCGAATTGCATCGTTAAAAGTCCAGTCTGACACATAATTCGGAGTTAATGTCAATTCATAACATTTTGCATTTTCCATTTTCTATTTTCCCTATCCCTCCAACAATTCCGAATAATTCCTTATCCTTGCCTTTTTCACGCTCTTGCAGTAGTCGCACACACCACAGTAATGTGGCTCTTCGATTCCCGATTTAACAGCGATAAACCGTGGCATGTTCCTTTCGATTTCCCGTAATGCCAAGTCTAGGGTGGCTTGGTCTATCTGGAAGATGTCGAAGTTTGTGACCGCCTCCTTTGTGGCGGCCTCCAAATAAAATGGCAACTTTCCGTAGCTATTGGCGGTGCATCCAGCCTGATAAACAGCCCCCTGCAGGTCATACCGCCAAAACGCAAGGCTTTTGAAGTTCTGCACCACCTTTAAATCGGTGATGCAGATACCTTCAACAAAACTGTCCATCTTCATTTTCCAGGGAGCGCCAAACATTTCAAAAGTAAGGATTTTCTGTTTCTCTCCGCTCATATACTGCATAAATCGTTCGTCCTGCTTAACCCTTTTGATTATCTGGTCAGCTTTGCGGAAATCTGCCCGGAGTGCACCGTTGCGGCAATAGAAGATGTTTGGGGATTCTTCCCTTAGCTTGTCCAGCGTTCCTTCAAACCAACGGTCCACAAGCGTCCCGATCAGCATAGCTTTGGTTGTAGGTTGCTCGTATTCTCCTTGTATCTTAGCCATAGCCATAGCTTCGCATTTGCAGAAATCTTTGTACTGGCTCACGCTGAAAAAGGCTTGATTACTCTCTTTTGAGTAGTAATTTTCATCATTTAGCTTCTGCATCAGAACCACCCTCAAGATTTAACTCCTGCTGCCCGCCAGACGACTTTTCTTCCTTCTTTACCTTATTTTCTTTTCCGGCAAAAGCATCCTGTGCCTCTTTCTTCTCTGCTCCTGGTAAACCAAAAACTTCCTCACACTTTGCCATGCCGTCCTTTAAGGATGTGTATACTCTCTTGAGACGCACAAGGTCATTCATGGAAAATGCTGACGCTTTACAACCTATATATTTTTCAATAGCTTCCAAAGGTACGGAAAACTCTTTTTCAAACAATGCTGCCATGTCATTAACAAGATACTCGACAGAGTTTTCGTTGTTTGTAGGATTGCTTTTGTCATTATGCATGTCTTTGTTTCTGGTGTGTTCCTGCATACATTTGATAAGCGTTTGATTACACTGCTCCGCGGCATCTTCCACTACATCTCCTGGAATAACCCCAAGTATACATGCCCTAAGCCGCCGCGCTCCTTGATTAGCTACCATCTCATAAATATCCCGCGGATCTGTCAAAGGAACATTTCCTTTTTTAGTGCTGCGGATATGCGGCACGCTGAAAATCTTTTCCTGCCGGGTGTTGGTTTCCAGGTCCCAAGCGTAGGCCATTACCTGACTTTCCCCAGCTTTCTGTTCTAACTCCACAATACCAAAACTCATGTTTCCCCAGTTCTGCGCCAGTGCTTCTGCTAACCGAATTGAGGGTCCTACCACTTTTGTCCCACCACGCGGGTATTCATACATGGCCTTTTCTGCAAGTCCCTTACGCTGACATGCCTGCATAATACGGTTGCAGCTTGCCACATAATCCCGCGGGAACTTTTTAGCCATAATAATCTGCCCCTGAACCTCCTGCGTCTGCCTGCTTGTGACCATCTCTGCGGTTACGCTTCTTCCTGTTGCCATTTCAAATCCTTCCATTTCCTAATCCTCCTTAATCCAATTCCCGGAGTAAAACCACTCCACAAGCATATCTTTAAACTCCTTTGTCCATTTCAATCTATGAACAAAATTCGGAACCACTTCAAAACACCTTTCCAGCGCGTAATCAAACGCATTGTCTTCTGGTACAAAAACCCCGGTTCCGATTTCCTCCCACCCGGATCCTTTCAGTTTTTCTTCAATCGAATTATTTATTCTTTCCAGTTTCATTCACCTCAAATCCCAGAAAAATTCCACACATTCTCCTGTCAACAGAAAATCCTTCAGCATTTACATACTCCCTGAAAGCCTCTATCCTTGCTGATTTCTCAATCAGTTCTTTATATTCTTCAACCGAAACTGTTAATTCTGCAATTTCCTTCCTCCAAATCAAGTTTTATCTGGAAAAAGCCGATTTCTTCCAGCTTTCCCAAAAGTTCATATCTTTCTTTTCTTTTTTTTCTTCTTTCTCCCGGCATTCCGGGCATATACCCTGCACCAGTTCTCCATGGTCACAGTTTCCGCCACAGATTTCACACACTACCATAAGAATCCTCCTCCGTCTCTCCATTCGATACCAGACCGTCGTTTATAACAACGGTGGCCCCGTAAAGCTCGTAATCCCTCTGGCACTCCTGAACCGTTTTTTTGTAATCCATTCTGATTCCTTCCTTTCATTTCCCTGCCTCCATCCACTTTTTAAGCCCTTCCGTATCAAACATAATCGGGCTCCTGTCTTTCTTCGGGTTAATCTTCCATGAAATCCCGTTTCCTTTCGTCCTGAAAATTCTCATAAGATATGCTTCCGGGATTCCAAAATCCCTGACCAAAGCGGTTTTTCTCATGTATCTTTTTGGAAATTCCATCCTGTCACCTCCCTGCAAAATAGATAATCATATAAAGGGCGATAAAGCCCATCACCATCGCCACCATTCCTGCGATAAAATAGCAGACAAATTTGAATTTCTCAAAGCTCATTGGCTCCCGGTTTTTCTTCCCGGAACGTAAAATAATTTCATTCATAAAAAATTTTCCTCCTTTTTGAACATTTGTTCTTGAAATCGCAGGAAAATTATGATATTATAATCCTGCGAACGGAAGCGTACAGAAGTTCGCCCCCTGCCCCGGTGGTGCTCCCACACTTCCGGGGCCCTTTTTTTAAACATCATCATATCTTACCAGATGGGATTCAAATCCGGATAAATCTGCATATCCATCAGTGAATATCTGGTAAAACAGTTCTTCTGCCTTATCTCCCGTCAAAAACTCACGTGTTTTCATACCAATTCCAGGTTCTCTTGCTACAAGATTTCCTGTTTTTCCAATCACCACCTCAAGAACCTCTTTCAATCTGATTTTACCGTCCTCTTTTATGATAATTCTCATGGCTTCCTCCTCTTCCTGTTATCCCTTCTGGACAGTGCCAGCAAAACAATAAAAAGCACTGCCAGTATTAAAATATATTCCATTTTCCTATCTCCCGTATTTCTCAAGAGCCTCCATGTAAGGAAGCTCCTCCTCCGACTCAACAATCTCAGTGCATTCTTTACAACCGAGCATATTATGCCTTTTTTTAAAAATTTCCTTCGCTTCCTTTTTCGTAAAGGCTTTTATAATATCAATGGCAACTTCTCCTTCCACTCCCTTGCAGGACCTGATAAGGCAGGAGTGATAACAGAAATATCTTTTTAATGTTTTTCTCAATTTTCTTCCTCCAGTTCAATCTTCGATTCAATCCGTTTCATGATTCTGCGGATTTCTTCAAATTCAATCCGAATCCTTTCCTCACTGAACTCCATGTCTACAATGTGCTCCACTATCTTCCATTCAGTGAAGCTCAGACCTGAAAGCAGGGCCGGAAGTTCCTTCAGTTGCTTTTTTGTCAACTTTTTACACCTCTTTCACGCCAGAATCCTGTCCGGCTCCTCCTGCTCTTTCTTAATATGTAACTGCCCGGCTTCACTGGCCTTACTCTCTGCCACTCCGAGAAAATACCCCTTTTCAAAAGGGGACATCAAGGGGAGTGCTGCTGCAATTGCCCTCATGATTTCTTTTTCTTTTTCTGTCACAATTTCCACTTCCTTTCTATTTGTGATATAATTCCTTTATCAAAAATAAAGGAGAAATGATATGAATTTTTCAAACATGACAAACGTTATTAATTCGACTATCAGAGAATCCGGCAAACTAAGAAATCTCGAAAAAGAAATTGAGCGCGGCTTAGATTATGAAAATCTCGAAGCGATAAAACGCATTGCAGGCAGTGCGGAATTCCAGGCTAAATCCTCCGCTGTTCAAGCAGAATTAGCTATAAAACAATCTCAAAAAGCTGACATAAAAAGCTGGGTCGCTATTTTTATATCCATATTTGCCTTAATTGTTGAGTTCATGGCTTATCATGAAGAAATATTCTCTTTTATGTTAAAAATTTTCAACTAAGCAGCTTTATAATTGCCGGGATTACACCAGTAATTGCCGCAAATACCGAGAACCCAAGGGCAACGTCGGAAATGTCTATGGGTTTTCTTTTTTTTATTTTTCACTTCTTCACCTCCCATCTCGTGATTATGCAACTATTATATATCGCATAATCACTATTGTCAAGAATATTTTTGTTGACAATATCACTTTTTTTTGATATGATAATTTTGCAAGGAGGTGGAAACTTGAAAGACAGGCTGAAAGAGCTACGGAAAGAGCTTGGACTTACACAGGAAAAGTTTGCTGAGCGGTTGAGTATGAAGAGAAATACAATAGCGACATATGAAATAGGAAGAAACGAACCTATCGACGCTGTCATAGCTCTTATCTGTCGGGAATTCAACGTCAATGAAACCTGGCTCCGTACAGGGGAGGGGGAAATATTTAACCCTTTGACAAGAAATCAGGTTATAACTGATTTTGCCGGAGATTTAATCAAGGAGGATGGTACATTCAGAAAGCGGCTGATTGAAGCACTTGCAAAAATGGATGAATCGGGATGGATTGCACTGGAAAAGCTGGCGAATGAAATCATAAAAAAGGACTAGGAAAAGTCCTAGTCCAGCAGCTTTTTGATAAACCGGTATATTAATTCCAGAAATTCTTCATCATCGGAGTTAGAAATAAGTCCGATGATGAGTTGTTTATAATTCATAACCGTACCCCCCCCCCCTAAATTTTAGAATGTATGTTCTTGCTATATATTAGTACATATGTTCTTATTTGTCAATAAGATAATTTTTAGCGAAAGGATATGTGTATGAGAATTTGGAAGAAATTAACTATCCCGTCTAAAATTACTTTTATCTTCTGGACAATATGTGCTTTGTATATGATTATTTCCGGAGAATCAGGAACCGGGATTCTGGAAGGAATATGTATCTGGATGTTAGGATATATTTTTCTGGTTGGAATTGTGCAGTTTTTATCAACCAGAAAAACAAATAGTGCTCCAGCGGAAAATTATGAAATTCCAGAAAGTTTTTCTAACGAAATCACAGAACCGACGGAATATTATCAGAATTATGATTTGATGGACGGGCACAGATTTGAACATTTCTGTGCTGATATTCTGAAAAAGAATGGATTTGAAAATGTGGAAGTAACTCGCGGAAGTGGAGACCATGGAATTGACATTCTGGCAGAAAAAGATGGCGTATCATATGCAATCCAGTGTAAATGTTATTCTTCCAATGTAGGTAATTCTGCAGTACAGCAGGCGCATACAGGAAAAAGCCTGTATAGAAAAGACATAGCTGTCGTGCTCACAAACCGGTATTTTACATTACAGGCAAGGGAAGAAGCTGGGGAACTTGGTGTTAAACTCTGGGACAGAGATAAATTAAACGAGATGATTAATAATGGTTAAAACGCTACTATAGAGTTTTAATAAAAAATACTGAAGAAAGGGGGAATAATTTATGAAAACATGGAAACTTGTATCAGGTATTTTGTCGATTGTTTTATTTCTTATTGTTACTTACCAGTCCTGTGCAGCCGGACTGGTAAACACTCTGGAAGAAAACGGTGAATCAGGCGGTAGTGCTGGAATCATAGTGGCAATTATGATGTTGGCTGGCGGTATTGTTTCTATCGCAACCAGAAAAGGTTCCAAGGGCGGGAATATTGCACTTGTTGTACTTTTTGGAATTGCCGCAATCCTTGGGTTCGCTCTGGCTGGAAGCTATGCAGACCTTAATATCTGGGCTGGATGGTGTACAATAAACGCTGTGGTTGCAGTAATATTCTTAATCACAGGAAAGAAAAAAGAATCAGAATAGGTAATACTGATTGTGTTTATTGAAACAGTCAGAACAGGAAATGTATTAAAAATAAAAACCGCCCCTGCGCCAACAGGAACGGTTTAAACAGATACCGAAGATGATACCTGCAACTCAAAGATATTGTATCATCTTCCGGGACAGCCTGCAACCAGAACATCTATTTGTTTGCGCTGGCTGTTATTTTTATACAAATTTTTAAGGAGGATGGCTTTGTGGCAACAGCAAAATACAAAAAAAATTATCGTGGAGAGTATGAAGCACGAATATGGGATGGGACTTTTAACCCGGATGGGAGCAAGCATCGGAAGCGCCTTGTGTCAAAAAAGTCCAGCGCAGACCTGGAACGACAGGTAAACCGATTGAAAAATGAAGTTGAAAACGGAAAATATGTGCAAAAAACAGATATATACTTTACAGATTATGCCAGAGAGTGGTTGAGTGTGAAAAAAAGTGTCCGGGAGAAAAACACGCAGGCCATGTATCATAATATCATCGAAAAGCACCTTTCTTTTCTTGAGGATGTGAAACTTTCAGAAATCAGAAATCATCACTTTCAGCTTGCTGTAAATAACGCGCTGGACAAGCCGCGCACATGTCAGCAGATATATATAACATTCAGGCAGATTATGAAAATGGCTGTTACAGATAATTATATCGGATCCGGTATGTTTAATATGATTTGCTCAGATATAAACCTTCCAAAAATTGTTCGAAAAGAAAAGAGGCCTTTGACAGAAATTGAAAAATCTGCATTGCAGAAAGCGGATTTTTCAAACCGGGAAAGAGCGTTTATCTATATTATATATTCCTGCGGATTGCGGCGCGGGGAAGCTCTGGCACTGTCTGTATTCGATTTTTCCTTTAAAAGCGATAAAACTACCATATCTGTCACAAAGTCTCTTATTTTCGACGGTAACGCGCCTGAGATAAAGAATATGCCAAAGACAGACCATGGATTCCGGGAGCTTCCGGTTCCGGACAGCACAGCACGATTTCTGAAAGAATATATCAGGGGGATTTCCGGGACTTATCTGTTTACATGCAGAGACGGAAGCCTGATCACGCACTCTTCTTATGTTAAGATGTGGAGTTCCATTGTTTCAAAAATGAACCGGTCCGCAGAAGGAACAGAAGCATTCCCGGTCATAACCGGACTGACCGCACACATCTTCAGACACAACTACTGCACCAATCTATGTTATAAAGTGCCTGCTATCAGCATAAAGAAGATTGCCCAACTTATGGGCGATACGGAGAAGATGGTTCTGGACGTTTATAATCATATTATGGAGGAAAAGGAAGATCCTGCTGCTGTCGTAAATGATGTACTGGCGATATGATTTTGCGGACATCCGGCGGACATTGGCATTAAAATCCTGACTTGCGGACGCTCTGCGGACATCCAGAACCATTTAAAAAAGTACAGGATAAGTTACATTGAAAAACAGCGGAAACCATTGATTTTTCTGGCTTTCCACTGTTTTCAAACTAATGAGACATCGGGGATTCGAACCCCGGACAACTTGATTAAAAGTCAAGTGCTCTACCAACTGAGCTAATATCCCACGATATAATTATCAATTACAAATATTTTATCTGACAAGTGCCCAGTTCCGGAATCGAACCAGAGACACGAGGATTTTCAGTCCTCTGCTCTACCAACTGAGCTAACTGGGCATTGACTGAAAAATTGCGGGGACAGGATTTGAACCTGTGACCTTCGGGTTATGAGCCCGACGAGCTTCCAGACTGCTCCACCCCGCGATATTAAATATGATAAACAGAAAAATAAATTGTTCCCATTCTTCTGTTTTAATGGATGGAGAAGGATTCGAACCTTCGAAGGCGTTGCCAACAGATTTACAGTCTGCCCCCTTTGGCCACTCGGGAATCCATCCATAATATGAAACTATAAAGTTTTCAAGAGCCGATGATCGGACTCGAACCGATAACCTGCTGATTACAAATCAGCTGCTCTGCCAATTGAGCCACATCGGCCTGTAATCATAAGATTACGGATTTATCAAGATACAGTATCCTGATAAACATGAACAATGGGACCTACAGGGCTCGAACCTGTGACCCTCTGCTTGTAAGGCAGATGCTCTCCCAGCTGAGCTAAGATCCCATATTCAAACGACCCAGAAGGGACTCGAACCCTCGACCTCCGCCGTGACAGGGCGGCGCTCTAACCAACTGAGCCACTAGGCCATCTACAAAAGTATAACAAAAACATTACATTTTGTAAAGTAATAATTCCTTATACCCTGAAAAACCCATACAGTATACAGCCATCCATCTTCTTCCTTCCCGTCTTCCTGAAGGTCAAGCCCTCGACCGATTAGTAGCAG